CCGCTTCGCGCTCGGCGACGGGCATGAAGCCGATGACGCCACGGTCGCGGTTCGCTCGCGCGATCTCGTCGAAGGTGCGCCCCTTGCGCCGCGCCTCGTAGATGCTGTTGAGATCGACGCCCTGCGCTTCGGCGACACGCCGGAACTCCGCGGCGTCCCGCCCCGTCGCGAGCTTGAACCCGCGCAGCGCGGAGTCGAATGTCGGCCCCTCCATAGCGTCGTAGAACTGGCGGTAATCGACCTCGCGCTTGATGTCGGGCGGCAGCTCGAACTTCGGAGTTTCGACAACGACCGGCTTGATCGGAGCCGCCTGAGCAGTTACCTTCGGGGCAGGGGGCCGTGCGGCCTTAGACGCCGTCGGGGCGGACGGGGCACGACGAGCCAGAGAAGCCGAGGTCGCTTCGCGTTCGGCCTGCTCAATCTGGCGCAGGCGCTCGGCCTCGGCGCGGCGCTGCTGCCGCACAGCCGCGAGTTCCTTGAGCGCTTCGTCCCTTTCGCGCGAGTCCGCCATATTCGCTCCGAGACGGCGCTCTAACCAGACACACGAGCGCCGTCCCGCATCGTATCATGTTGACGAGGCGGTTGCAGGGCTGTGCTGTCGAGGCGGCTACTTCGGCGCGAACTTCCCTATCAGCTCTTCGTTGGTTCCCGTGAATCCATATTCACGCATCTGAGCCGCGAGGTTCAGCACTGCTTCCAGGCGCTTCCGCTGCTCTGCGGCGAGACCAGGGAACGCCGACTTTGCGACATCGGGGCTCCGCACGGTGGCCTGCGTCACGGCCCTCTGCTGCTCATACGCTCCGATTGCCTTGGTGAACTCTGCTCCGGTCTGCATCGCACGCTGCGCCAGCTGGCGCGGAGACTGCGTCTGAAGCTCTCCGGCCGTGAGTGGCGTAGGCGCCTGCGTCGGCCGCACGACCATCGCGGGCCGCTGGCTGGAGGCTGCGCCCATCGGCGTCGGCTTCGACCCGCTGGAGATCGTCATCGGCTGCATCGACGGGTACGTGGTCGTGACGTTGGGCTTCCGCGCGAACTCGACGGGCGGCGCGGGTCGGGTAACCGCACCGATCTGCCCTTCCCGGCGCAGCGCCTCGACGCGGCCGAGGGCTTCGATGTAGGGCTTCTCACGGCCTACGCGAGACGCCTCCAGCAGCTCGCCCAACGACGGGCCGACGGGCTCCGCTACCTTGGGCGGAGCCGGCCGGCGCGCGGGCTTGCTCGCGGCTTTGCTCGGAGCCGGTGCGGCGGCTTTGCTCGGAGTCGGCACAGTGGCGGCAGCGGCGGGGGCCGGCGCAGCCGTAGATTCTGTAGATCCACCTCTTGGCATCAGGCGTTCCCCGTGGTCGTGGTTCCGTTGAGCAGATTTGCCGGGACTCCGGCCTTCTGGACGACGCGAAAGTTGCTTAGAGGAGCGCCGCTCTTCGCCTTCGTGGAGGCCTCTTCTGCCTTCATCCTCGCTTCCCTCACACGCGCGTCCTGATCCGCTTCGTACCGCGCTGCATCCGGCCGCACCGTGCTGTACATGCTCGCGAGGCGCGTCTCCGCGACACTACCGGCCGACGCGGGGCGGCCCTCAGGAACCCCGGTTTCCGCGCCCTCAACGGCCGCCGCCATCTCAGCTTGCCGCTTCGTGGCTTCCTTACGGCTGCGCGTCGAGGGCAGTTTCGTACCGGACGGCGGCGCCGCCGTGCGGATGTCCTCGTCCACGTCCTCGACCTGCGGTGCGGCCGCGCGCACCCTCTCCGCGCGCCGGGCGGCGCGCTCTGCGGCCATGCGCTCGAAGATGCCGGGCTTCTTCTGGCTGTCGTACTCCACCGTGCGACTACCCGCGAACTCCCCCATCGTGTAGGGTGCGGGCCTCGGCTCCGGCGCCCGCGTCACGCTCACCGGGCCCGTAGAAGCCGTAGGAGCCGCCGGAGCCGTAGGAGCCGCCGGAGCCGTAGGAGCCGCCGGAGCTGCGCCGGCGGGCGGCGTGGACTGAAGCTTGGGGCCCATGCCGAGCCGCTCTGCTTCCTCGAAGGTGAACTCCGTCTTCTTCCCCTCCAAGGACACGCCCTCGGGGGCCCCGACGACCGTGATCGTCTTGGCCTTCGGGTCGACGGAGAACTTGTACCCAGCATCGTCCCACGCCACGCCCTTCTCCGGCTCAGCCGCCGGAACTGCTGCGGAAGGCGCTTCGCCCGCGCGCAGCGCAGCGCTGACACCCGCGACTCCACCGAGGTCCACGTTCTCCAGCGCCGCCGCGCGGACCAGCGGATCCTCCGCCTCTGCGGCGTTGCGGTCCCACGCAGTCGGGACGACCTCGGGCGTCGGCGGAGGGGGCGGGCGCTCGACCGGCGGAAGGTTCCGCAGCTCTTCGGGCGTGAGTCTCTGGTACTCCAGACCCTCTTCTTTCTTCTTCGCGTAGGACTCCAACGCGAGGCGCTTCGTCTCGCCGGGCAGCATACGCGCCGCGCCGGCCGCGAGATCAGGCCGGTCTTCGTCCAGCACCTCGATCGTCACGCCGCGCGTGAAGATGTTCTGGCCGCCGTTGATGCTGACGGCTCCCGTACCATACTTCTCCGCGTGGCTGGCGTGGAGCCGGTCGCGGAACCCGACGAACGACACCTCGCCAAGGCCCTGGATCTCGTCGGCGCTCACAAGGCGCGTCGTGTCGCGCTTCGTAATCGCCACCGCTTCGTCCGCGTCGGGGAATCCAACGGCTACGTTGTCTTCGGCGAAGTCCTGCCCCGTCATGTAGCGCAGTGGCGTGTCGTTCTCGCCGTAGACAATCGCCGGCTTGAACACCAGACCAGCGGGCGGCGTCCCGACCTTCGTATAGCCCTCGGTGGAGACGGAGTACACCTCACCTTCCGGCGTCTTGATGTACTGCGCTCCGTCGCCCGTGCCGGCGTACTCGTACCCTTGTGGAGCAAACCCGCGCTCTCGCCGACTTTGCTCGTAATCCGTCGGAGAGAGCAGCGTGCCCGACGCATCCACGGCGTACCGGCCGTCGGCGAGCTTGTTCTGCTCCAGGATCTTCTGCCGGGCTTCCGGGTCCGTCGCCGTCACGCGGACGAGTTCGTTCGTCGAGCCGCGGCGCCCGAACAGCGGACCGTGCTGGTTCGGGTGCCGGAGCTGGTAGACGTAGCGGGCCATCGCCTGAGCATCGTCGAGGCCCGAGCGGTAGATGACCTCGCCGTTCTGGTCGATCATCGCCTCGCCGAGGCGCTTGAACCCGTTGTCCTTCGCCCAGGCGACGAAGTCGGGGTTCGCGATGATGCGGCCCATGCGCGTGCGGAGCCCCTCCTGCCCCGGCTGGACGGCGAGGTCGAACGCATCCCGCGCGTCCTTGAGAAGCCCCTGGTACTCGGTGTCGCGGGCGCGCAGATCTTCCAGTCGCTGGCTCAGCTCAGCAGGCGTCCCGCCGAAGCTGTTCTTGATGATCTCCTCGGCCTGAGCCGAGATGCGCTGTGCCCGCTCGGCTTCCTCTTCCGTGTAGTCGCGGAGGTCGCCCGAGGCAGAGATCTTGCGAAGCTCCGTGCGCGCGTCGTCGAGCGACTTGAGCGTCGTGACGACCTCGGTGTTCTTCTGCTGGGCCTCCTGAACGAAGCGGGCTGCCTGCGCGGCCAGCTCGGGACTTCCGCTCTGCGCGATGGCGTCTCGCACCTGTTCCGGCGTGACCGACATGAGGTCCCCGGCGTTCATCGTCATCTTCACCATCTGGGTGGCAAGACCGACGGACTCCGGGTCACTCCCGACAGCACGGACACCCTTGGCGTTCAGCGTGTTGAACAGCGTGTCCCACGCGACGCCTGCATCCCCGTTGGAGTTCTCGAACTTGCTCCGCGCGTCCAGGAACAGCTGCGAGTTGAACTTCGACATCTGACCCGCGAGCCGGGTGTAGTTGGTGTCGATGTTGTTCGCACGGTCCACGAGCGCCTTCGTCGTCGTCTGACGGTCCTTGCTCTTGATGCCTTCCAGCTCCGCGTGGTAGTTCTGCGACTCCTTGACCGCAGCGAGCGCGCCCTTCAGCATGTCTGATTCGCGGCGAAGCAGTCCGACATTCATGCTCTTGGCGTAGTCTTGCGCCGTCTTGCGAAGCGCGACGTACTGCTTGAACAGATCCGGGTCGACGGAAGCCGCCGTGTCGTCGCCGATGTCGTAGGCGGCGAGGAACGAGGCGTAGAGAGGATTCACATATTCTTCGGTCGCCATCGTTCCTCCCTACTTTACGGCCACGCCGGCGCCGGGGAGCATGCCCTGCGCGGCCTTGGCTTCTCTCAGCTTCGCGTCCGCTTCGACCTCGCCCATGAGCTTTTCCATCTCTTTCTCTTTCAGCTCATTGTAGGCGGCCATGCCCTTGAGCAGCCCCCCACCGGCGCCCGCCGCGAGCGTCGCGCCCGTCTGCCGGGCCTCATCGCGCTGCTGGTAGAGGCGGTTCATCACATCCGCGAACCGGCGCTGCGCGACCTCCTGGGAGAGCGCGTCGACCTTTCCAGCGGCGCCGGCCATCGCTTCGCGCTGCCCCGCGGCGAGCGTTCCGAGCGCCTGCTGCTGCGCCCCGGAGCGCCCGAAGCCGCCCTGCGCAGCCGCAGACCGCCGAAGGTTGGCCTCAAGGCCCGCCGTCTGCGCCTGAAGCGCCCGCTGCGTGCCTGCGAGCATGGAGCGCTTCTCGGCTTCCGAGAGGCCCAACTTGCCCCTCTCAAGCGCCGAGATGTCGCGCTTGATCTGCCGCTGGTATCCGCGCGCCGCCGGGTCTACGGCAGACGCAATCGCCTTGCCGGCTTCGGCCAGCAAGGGGCCGCCCACCGCTTCGAGCCCAGCCAACGCAGCTTTTCCTACGAGACCGCCGGTTACGAGTGGGGGCATCAGAACCTCAACGCGAGTATATCCTGTTGCGCCTCGCCAGTCGACGGGTTACTTGAACGCCACGAAGCGGACGTTTCGAGTGCCGAACGTCACGCGGGTGTGGAGACTCGCGTTCACCACATCAGACGTGGCCGTCGAGCCGTCGATGAGCGCGGCGAACACGCTTAGCGGCGCGTCGAGGTTCATCTCTTCCTCTTCGCCGAGGTCGAACACGACGCGGGGGAGCCAGAGCTTCACGGTCAGCTCGTGGAAGCCCTTCGACACGTTCGTCGCGAGCTTGGAGATGTCGAACCAAAGCGGGGTGACCTGCTCGTGATTCGGGCCGGCGACAGAACCGGCTGCGCTCGTGAACAAGAGCGCGTCGGTTTCGGCGGTGACTGGCATGTACCGACGAAACGCGGGCTGCTCCACCCCGTCGATGTAGACGCGGAGCGCCATGTCGGGGATAGCCGCGGTCTCGTTGTCGAGCCGGTAGATGAACGGACGCCACGGCGCCATGTAGAACGCCCACTGCCAGACGCCGAACGCAACGTCGTAAGGCACATACACACGTTCGCAGAGGCCCCCGACCGCGACGTAGTTTGGATCTTCGTCGTCCTCGCGCTGCCCGAAGGCGTTGTTGTAGACGTCCATCGGAATCGTCGTGCCGTTCATCCGGGCGAACACGGCCTCCTCGGGCATGACGTGCTCGTCCTGCACCTCGAACGCGGCGTCCAGGTTGGCGACGACAAGGCCCCCGTTGGGCTCGGAGAGGATGCCCTGCCCCGCGGTCGTGGAGTAGATGTTGCCGTTGTGCCCGGCGACGCTGAGGGCCGCACCGTTGGGGTAGGTCGTGGTCGGAGTGATGGTCGCCATGCGTCCTCCTACGGCGTGCGAAGCGAGAGCGCGATGATGTTCCCGCGGCCCACCTGATAGGTGCAGCCGTCGTTGGCGACGCCGCCGAACACGCCGATGTTGATGGTTCGAGTCAGCGAGAACCCGTTGAAGTCGAGCAGCGCCATGAGCTGGATCTCGACGTGCTCCAGCCCATAGGCGGGGTCGCCCGGCTCCCCGAAGGGGTCGGCGCTGGACGAGGGCGCGGTCTTCGGCCACCACACGAAGTTGTTGACCATGCCGATGCTCTCGTTGACCCCGGTCCAGTCGGTCGCAGACGCGGAAGTGAGCTGCCACATGATCTTGAACAGCGCGAACTCCGCGATGTTGGAAGCGCGAATCTCCGTGTTGCCGACCGGAGCAGCCCTGCTGCCGCCGGCGATGTTGCGGACCTGCAAGTTCACCAGCACGAGTACCCGGCACTGGTCGCGCGCGTCGAAGTTCGTGATGCTGATCGGGTCGACCCCGGAGTTGTCGATCAGCTTCCACCCCACGCCAGGAACGCCGGCGTATGCGGTCGTCGTGACTGTGTTGAGAAGCTCTGTGTCCGGGAACCAGTTGTTGAAGACCGGCCCCGAACCGTAGCTGCGCTCCGTCGTCGCGGCGCGCAGCAGCGCGCTCGGCAGATGCCGGTTCATCAGCGCGCCGCGCTGGAGGCTTCCCGGCTGGACATCGTTGTAGGCCGCGACGACCGGCTGAACGCGGTTCGTGTAGAGCGAAGCGTTCGAGAGCGTCTCTTCCTCGTCGAAGCTGGGCGCGGTGACATCCACCGAGACCGAGCTATCTACCGGGTGCGCCTTCAGCTCAATCACGTTCAGCTGGCGCGCGAACACATAGATGTTGTCGTACCCGCCATACTGGACCGTGCCGCCGACGGTGTCGCCTCGCGCGTTCGACAAGACGAAAGGTACTCGACGAACCACCAGTTCGATGATATGATCACCGGGAGAGACGGGTACGCATGCGCCGACCCGGATGGGAAGGCAAGGCGGCCCGAGAGAGCAGATCTGCTCGCCGCGCGCGTCTGCCGGTCCCGGCGCGATGAGAATGGTGTCCGCGCGCTGCCGCCCCGCCTTGATCGGAATCGAAGCCCGATAGGTCGTGTCGTCGACACCGGTGATGGTTTCGGGGATGATGTTTCCATCCACCCGAATCGCGAACTGAAGCCCACAAGGGCGGGTCATCGCGCCGTTCTTGTGCTGGCCGGGGCTGCTCGTTGCTGTCGGTATGGACGACCACCACGACGTGGCGCCGTACACCCCGATAGTCCTGTCGAACCCGTACCAGAGATACTGGGCGTAGGCGTTGACCCAGAGAACCGACGTGCCGGTGTTGACCGTCACGCGCACCGTTCCGTAGGTGGCGTTGTCCAGCGTCTGCCACTCGAAGTTGTTCTGGACCGCGGACGACTGTGAAGTCACAACGCCGCCGCCGTCCGGCACCACATGACTTCCCGCCGTGTAGGCGAGCCACGGGAACCCCGCGGCCACGCCGTTGGCGCCGGGGAGCGGGTCGTAGACACCGACCTTGTAGAACGCCTCTTCGTCGACCCCGACGCTCGCCGCGATGGTCTCGCTGATGTTGTGCGCGTTGAGCCGCCCGCTCACCCGCTCCGCCGCAGGGGCGATGTCTTCGGTCAGCTCCGTCGGGTCCAGCACGTCGCCGGCGCGGAGCACGCGCTTGGGGAAGAGGTAGCTCATCGGTCCGCCCGGAGCGGCACGCGGCCGCGAAGGTTGCCCGCGCTGGCCGCGCTCTGGTCGAACGCGAACGCGGCCAGCTCCAGGCGCGTGGGGTAGGTGACTTCAATCTCGAAGGCCCAGCCGTAGGCGTTCTCCAGCCCGACAGGAACCATGCGCCAGAACAAGCGCGGGTCGTGCGCCTTTGCCGTTCCGACGACCGCCGCGCCGGCGATGTCGGTGACGACCCCGCTCTCGTCATCGACACCGATGGCGAGAACGTCCGTCATCTCGACGACAGGCTTCCAGGAGCCGTTCCGGTAGAACCGGATGGTGAAGGTGCCGTCGAAGGCGTCGATCATGCCGAGGTAGAGCGAACGAATGTGGACCGGCGTCATGCCGGTCGCGTCCGCGTAGATCCACCCGCTGCGGTACACGGCGGTCCGCGCCGGCGGCTCGAAGTTCGACGTCTCGCGGTCCATCACAAAGACTGCGTGCTGCTGGGGGTCCGCGAGGGTCGCCGGACGGCGCCCTGCGAACAGCAGGTACTGACGATAGTCGTCGGTCTGGCAGATGTCGGCGATGGAGATGCCGAGTTCGATCTGGCGCCAGTACGAGCCGTCGAAGACCATCACACGGGTGTTCCGCGTCTCCCCCGCGGGCGGAATCGCGCACCGGTACTCCAGGCTGCGCGGATCGAGCGCCGCGACGGCCTTGCGGAACCGCGTCGTGTTGAGGTCCGAGCGAAGCGTCGCGTGGATGGGGTTGCTGACGCGCGCGATGCGCCGGCCAGGGTCCATCGAGTAGAACCCGTCTCGCGCGAGCCACACGAGGCGGCCGTCCGCGAGCGCCTTGATGCTGCGCGGCGCGACGCAGCCGATGCCCTGCGCGAGGAGCGCGGGAGCCGCGAAGTCGCTGATGTCGTAGACCGCCGTCTCGGTGAACGCGAGCAAGTAGCCCGCGTGCGAGGCGACGGCCGTGACCTCGGCGCCACCCGTGTCCGGGTAGACGTACTCGTCCTTCGGCAGCGTGCCGGGAAAGCCCGGAGCGCTGCGGCGAACGATGCCAGGGTCGGACGGCGTGTTCGCGATGATGAGGCAGCCGCGGTGCGCGCACATCGTGCGAAACACGGTCATGGCGACCGTCGGCTCCATCTCTGCGCCGAGGTGGTTGTCCGCAGAACGGTCGCCGAAGACCATGCGCTCCCGCCCGGACAGGCGGGCGAGCAGTCGAGGCTTCGTGCTGCCACGCACCGTGTCCGGCGTGCGGTAGAGGTTCACCGCGACCGTATGGCTGGGCCCCTGCCCCGTGAGGCGCACCATGAACTGTCGCGTCAGGTCGTCGATCTCAGCGCCCGTCTGCGTGCCAGAGTCCGCGAGCGTAGCGGCAGAACCCGTGACTGTGAGCCCCGTGGCGGGTGCGAGCGGGTTCGCCTGCTGGGTCTTCACGATGGCGGCGTTCGACGGCGGCGAAGGCGCGGAGAGGTTGCCGTAGATGTCTTCGAGCTGGACGTAGTAGAACCACGCACCGTCGAGCAGCGCGCCTTGCACGCCGCTCAGCACATCGCCCGGCGTACCGATTTCGCCGCACCACGAGTAGCCGCCCGCGTTCGGGTAGAACGAACTCTTCCCCGGAACCGACTGCGGCCCGTAGACCGACGGCGCGCTCGGAATCTGCGAGATGCCGAGCGGATGCGTCGATCCGTGCCCGTCGATGATGAGCGGGTAGTCGATGCCGTTCGTCCAGATGATCTTGTCGTTCAGAACGAGGAACTGGTCGGGGTAGTTCGGGCGCGTGTCCGACGTGAGCCCCGAGTACAGAAGCTGCCATCCACGCTGCCAGCCGGCGTGCCGGTACAGATACTGACCCGCACGGACCAGCAGCGTGTCGGACGTACCCCCCATGAGGTTGGCGTGGAAGATGCCGTGCATCTCCCCGAACACCGTAGCGCCCTGCCCCGTCCTCGGAGGTTCGTACAGGGTCGGGCCCCGGACCGTCGCGAGCGTCGCCTCCACCGTGGCCTCGAAGTTGATGATCTTCGAGGCCAGCTCGTTCGGCGTGTAGTTGGCCGTAGCCTCGCCGAACGGGATGATGAACTGCTTGGTCTGCTGGTTGTCGGGGCCCGCCATGCGCTACACCTGCGGGGTCGGAAGCGTCGGGATCGCCCCGACCTTCGGCAGACCACGCTTCTTGATCGCGTTCGGAGCCTCGGCGGCGTCCGCGACGAAGTACTCGTCCTTCTCGGCGACCGCCGCCACCTTGGTGGCCTTCTCGGCCTCCGCCTTGGCGCGGTCCGCGTCGAGCTTCGCCTTCTCGGCCGGCGCGTACCAGTTGCCGTTCACGTCGTCGAAGATCCAGCCCTTGGGGCGCCAGTCGTGGACGTTCCGGTGCTCGGCGTCGCCGGTCACGAACTCGATGCCGTTCTTGGTGTTCATCGTCGCCTGCCAGAGGCCGCCCGCCTTCGTGCTGTACTGCACGGACAGGATCATCGCCTCCTCCTCGTTGCCGTTGAGGTTGCGACGGACGAAGATGTCGCCCAGGTCGGGGCGCGGAAAGGAATGACTCTGCGGCATGATGAGATTCTCCTCGGGTTGCCGAGTAGGTATAACACGCGGAATCAGGTCGTGTCGCGGTAGCGCCCGTACCGATACCGGACCTGATACCCGGTGATGCCCAGCGGCTCCACGACTCCGCCAGGATTGGCGTACCGCTTTCGGAAGTGCCGGCACAGCTCGTTGTACCGCATGATGTGCTGGTTCGCGCCGGTCTGGTCGGCGCCGTCCATCAGGCACATGTAGTGCAGAGACAGCTCCAGGTACGCCAAGACCGCGTCCCGCTGAATCGGCACGGTGTCCTGGTCGTTGATGAGCTTCTTCGGGAGCCGCTGCACGCGGACGTCCAGCTCGTAGCGCTGGTCCTGGTGCGGGTAGACGCTGTAGGCGTAGTAGCCCGTGCTGTGCTTGAGCTGCCGCTGGTAGTCGGGGATCGCGTCGCCGCGCCAGAGGAACGTGCCCGTGGTCGGGTCCATCTCGCCGAGGAGATAGTACTTGCCGTCCGTCTCGACGCGGTCGAATCCGGCCCCGTAAGGCGTCGCGGAGAGAACCGCCGTGCGCGCGACGTAGACGCGGATGCGCATCCCGCTGTGGCTGTAGCGAAGCGTTCCGGCCGTACCGAAGTCCATCATCGCGTCGATGTTCGTCGCGGTGATCGTGATGCCCTCGCCCGGTGCGGTGCTCTGGTTGAACACCGCGCTGGGCGGCGAAGGCGCGCTCTCCCACTGCGGGTCGCGGATACCGCCGGGCGCGGACTGCCACTCCGCGTCCTTGCGACCCCAGACGTAGGTGTAGATGAAGGTGAAGGTGCCTTCCCACTCCGGGCCGAGCCACGGGTACTTGTCGTCCGAGGAGATCGTGGGGGCCTTCGTCGGGGCCGGAAGCTGGAAGTGGCGGCCGCGCCAGAGGCGGAAGGGGCGACCCTTGTCATCGCCGCGGTAGTCGACGAGGTCTTGGCGGTACGCGCCCCCCGTGTCGATGGCCCAGATCTGCTGTCGCGTCTCGTCGAAGATGCGCGCCGGCTCCAGCATGCGCGTGACGTCGTCCGAGATGAAGAACTCGGGCTGGTGCATACGGAAGTCGAGCACGACACCCGGCGCGGTCGCCGGATCCCACGGACGGTCGATGCTGACGAAGTAGGCCGGCGACCCCATGACCGTCTGCGTCCAGAACTCGCGGGACTGGCGACGATGCACCTGTCCGTTCTGGTCGATGATCTCGAAGTGCATGAGCCCGTCGAGGATACCGGACACACCCGGCAGCCACGGCGCTCCCGTCGTGAGCGGGAGCCCTGCGGGCGTCACGAACTGGAGCACCCGCGAGTCGGACGTCGGAGAGAGGCGCGCCTGAACGCTGGCGTCTGTCCCTACGACGTCCGGCAGGAGAACGACATGCTCGTCGTCGGGCACGACTGCTTCGGGGACATCTCCCGAGATCCGGTCCAGAGCGGCGTTCATCGCCTCCCTGACCCGGTTATCGAGAGTGGTCCCCGAAGAGTCCCACGCGCGGAAGCTGAAGAGGCGGGCGCGGAGCGCGCCGAGAGATGTGTCCATGCCCGCCTCCTATCCCGGCGACGCGCGGTCGCTACCGAATCAGCGGCAGTCGATGTACGCAGTGCCCGTGGCACCGGCGCCGATGGCGACGTCCGTCACGCCGATGATGGTGGCGGCGGTGGACGCGACGGCGACGACCGTGCCGGCCGCCGCGTCGGTGGCGAAGCCGCTGTCGGCGGCCACGCCCGCGCCGGTGGCGAGGACGGTGCCACGGCCGCGGGCGAGAACCCAGCCGTAGGACTGGGCCGCGATGGCGTGCTGCGCGACGCCCAGCACGCGCAGGCGCGGGATGGAGGCGCCGGTCGAGATCACCGCGGTGCCCGCGCTGGCCGTGACCGTCTTCTGGATGACGGGGTTGCCGATGGCGAAGGCGCTGGCGGCTTCGTCGTTCTTGACGTAGCGCCAGAGCTGGTCGCCGATGCTACTGCCGGTCTGGGAACCGAGCACGAGGCGCTCGGTGCCGAGGGGATAGACCTGGGTGGAATCGACGACGGTGACGTCGTTGCCGAAGACCTGATTGTTCGCGAAGGACATGGGAATCTCCTTGAAGTTTGGGTGTTCGACTTCGCCTTAGAGGGCGCCGCCGGAAACGCAGCCCTGGGCCGGGGTCTTCGTGCAGATGAGGTTGCCCTGCATCGAGAAGATCGCGGTCACGACGTCCTGGTCACCGACGCGCTCGGTGAACGGGGTGATGGACGGGGCCTCCATGAGCGGCATCTCGATGAAGTCGGTGTTGAGGATGTAGGTCGCGCCGTTGGACGCCGGGGACGGGAAGGCCGAGCGGTCGAGGTCGATGGAGCTGTACACCTTCGCCACGCCGAGATCGAGGCCGAGCATGTTGCTCTTCTCGGTCTTGTCCTCGACCAGCGTCACGCGGACGAGGGAGAGGCGGGAGTCCTCGAAGTTGGTGTAGGTGTCGTCGTCCATGACCACGAGGTCCGGGCCCTTGCCCATGCCGCCCGCGTAGTGGGCGCACTGGCGGTAGGTCTTGCGGAGGGTGGGGAGGCCGTCGGTGGCCCAGGCGGTGATCGCGCCGTACTGGTTGAAGTGCGAGTACGAGGTAGACTTCACCACGCTCTGCACGTTCTGGTTCTGGGACGGGGGGGCCGCGAACTTGAGGAGGCCGTTGGTCACGCCCGTGCCGGAGCCGGCGGTGAACTCGCCGTTGAGGCTGAGGAAGCCGGCGAGGTCGGCGGTCTGGAACACGAGGCCACGGGACACGCCGGTGAGGAGGAAGGCGTTGAGGTCGGCCTTCGCACCCTCAAGGGTGGTCTGCGGGTACTCCTCGATGAGCCGGATCACGGCGAGCTTGCCGCTGTTGAAGAGCAGCTCCTTCTTGGGGATGTTGATCGCGGCCACGATGCGGTGGGGCTCGACCTGGAACCGCTTGGTCTGCTGACGGCGGGTCATGTTGAGCAGCTCGTCGCCGACGAACACGCCCACGCCGCGGGCGGGAGCGCCGCCGGCGAAGGACCGCTCGATGAGGCTGCCGCCCTCGGAGGGCATGCGCGCCTTGTCCATGAGCTGCTGGAGCAGCTCGTTGGAGCGGACGAAGGAGTTGACGAGGGGGCCGCGGAGGTCCGCGAAGGTAGTGTTGAGGATTTCGGTAGAGATCGCCATCGGAAACTCCATAGCCGGGGGCAGACGCGCGTCGCGACTCCGACCGGCGTGGTCGAAGGAACAGTTGAAGTTCGTGCTGCGCCTGCCCGCTCTTCGTAGCTACGGACCCCGAGGGGCTACCCGAAACACCGATGAGGGGTGCATCCGTAGATTACCGCTATGGGTATCTACGCGCAAGGGGTTGCAGAAGATTTATTTCGCGTTATTAGACGGGGGTGCGAGGGGCTATGGACTAACGGTCCGCGCCTTCGTGGAGGCCGTGCCGTGCGAACTGCTCGCCCTCGCGAGTCGCCTCGCGCTTCTTGCGCGTCGCCGCCGCCAGCTTCGCCATGCCGCCTGCGCTGGAACGCAGCTTCTCGATGGCGCGCTTTGGGGCGTAGACCTCGCCTGTCGCCTTCGAGCCCTGGACGCTGGGCTTGCCGGAGGGCGTCGTCCACTCCTGCTTCGTCCAGCGCTTGAGGCTCTTCTGCGTCTTCGACGGGCCGCTGCGGTATCCGCCGCCGGCCTTCTTGTACTCCTGCGCGACCATCTGCGCCTTGCGGGCGGACCACTGGCCGGGCCGCCCGCCCTTCCCGCCGGCGAGGATGCGCTTCTTGATGCGCTCTCGCAGTTCGGGGTTGGAGTAGACCTGCTTCAACGCGGCGCGGCGGTCCATCACTTCCCTCGCTTGTCGGCGGCCTCCATCTGCCGCACGACCTTGTTCGACCAGGACTTCCCGGCTTCGCCGCCCCACAGAAGGCCGGCGACGTAGCCCTTGTCCTCGCGGGGGCTCTTGCCGGGATCGAGTTGGTAGTTGCTGGCGTGCCGGTCGAAGTACGCCTTCATCCGCTTCACGGTGGACGGGTCCATCTCGGAGCGGTTCTTCAGATTCGCCGCGCGCTGCACGCCCGAACCGATGCCCTGCGCCGCAGCCTGCTTCACGTCGAGGCCCGCCTTCTGGGACTTCGACTGCTCGCGGCGCAGCATGAGCCCGCGGACGGCCGCTGCCGCCACCGACTGCGGGGGCCGGAAGCTGATGTGGCTGTACTTTCCGTCAGCTGCCATAGGTCTTCTTCATCCGGTTCATGACGAGCTGCTTCAGCAGTTCACGCTTCGCCGACGCCGGCGCGGCCTTGGCGGCCTTGAGGTCGGGACGGGTGGTGTTCTGGACGTCGGTGCCGATCACTTTGCACCTCCCAGCATGGACTGCACGAGCTGTCGAAGCACACCGCGCCGTTCAGATGCAACGGGTCGAGGCGTCGTCGCTGGACTCGGGGTAGACACGGATGCTGTAGCCATCGGAGCCTGCGTCGGCGGGCGAGCCGCGCGCTGCGAGAGGTACGACTTCATCGTGTCGCCACGCTGCTGCTCTCCCGCGAGCATCTTGTTGTAGCTCGCGGTCAGCTTGGCCTCGTCCTCGCTGAAGTCGTTCAGCCCGAACGGATCTCCACTCTTCGCCATGACCGCTCCCTACTTGTTCATCTTGCTGAGGGTACGGGCCAGCACGATCTGCTTCAGCAGCGTGCGCTTCGCCGAGGACAGCTTCTTGTCGCCTTCGCCTTCCTTTCGGAGCTGAGACTCCTTGGCGGCGAGCTTGTCCTTCGAGATGTTCTCGCCTTCCTTGGCGCCCATCTTCTCGCGAAGAGCCCCCGGATTCTTGATGGCGTCTCGAATCCATTTCTCGGCCACGGTAGACCTCCGCGCCATACCGTTATAGTATAGTCGCAGGAGCATCTTACTGTGAACGCACCGGCGAGTCTACCCGGCGGCGCGAAGATCGCGCAGATTCCGGGCCTTCACATGGGAAAGGTGCAGGCGCTCTTCTCGACGCCGTGGGCGTTCGTTTCGATGTGCCAGATCGTCCGAGAAGACGAGAGCATCGGCTATCTGGAGCCGACGAACATCCAGATGAAGTTCTTGCAGGCGTGTTCGGACCATCGCTGGGTCATCTGCGACAAGTTCCGGCAGGCGAAGATTACGACCCCCTCGGTCATGCTGCTGCTCCGCGACTGCATGTACCTGGAAGGCGTGAAGGGCGTCCTCATCGCCGAGCGGCAGGACACGGCGGAGGACATCTTCGAGCGCATCCTGTTCGCCTACGGGCGACTGCCCGACGACGTCAAGGTCCCCGTCGAGTCGGGCCGCAAGCCCGGAACGACGCAGATTCACTTCGCCCACGGCGGCGGTATCAAGGTATTGACGGCGGGCGGGCGCTCTCCCGCGGTCGGTCGCTCCATCGACCGACTGCTCATCACGGAGTTCGGCGAGGCGCAGTGGCAGCGGAAGGCGGCCGCGAACATCTTCCCCGCGGTCAACAAGCGCCAGAACGCGCGCGTCATCCTGGAGTCCACGCCCGGCTCGTCGGGCAGCCACCACGAGACCATGTGGCACAACGCGCTGGAGGGCAAGGGTCGTTTCCACCCGGTCTTCTTGGAATGGTGGCTCGACCCGAGCTGCCGGGTTGACCCCACCGGGTTCCGGCCGACCGACACCGAGCTGGAGTACATGAAGCGCCATCCAGGGATGGACCTGTACAACCTCGCGTTTCGGCGCATCTCGCTCCAGACGGAGATGGCGAACGACGAGCGTCTGTTCACCTCGAAGTACCCCAGCGACCCCTACGACGGCTGGCTCGGCGGTGGTGCGCCCGTCATGCCCATCGACGTGTTGAAGGAGAGCCTCCTCACCTCCGTCGTGCCGCCCGAGCCGATGCCGAAGGGGGCCTCGCTGCTGGAGCGGCCCGTGCGCGGCCGCGCGTACCTCGTCTGCGCCGACCCGGCGGGCTTCGGCAGCGTCGGCGACAACAGCGCCGTGACGGTGTGGGACGCCATCGAGCGCCGCGAGGTCGCGATGTGGGAAGGTCGAGAAGACCCAGGTCGTTTCGCGGAGCGGCTGCTCAACCTCCAGCGGTTCTACAACCACGCGCTGCTGGCAGTCGAGAGCAACGCGGCGGCGTGCATCGCCATGCTGAAGGACAAGGGCGCGAAGAACCTCCTCTGGACGGACCGCAACCATCCCGGCTGGTACGCGACCGAGAAGCGCGTGCAGGAAGGCGAGGCGCGCCTCGTGCGGATGCTCCGCGACAACGAGCTGACCATCAAGTCGAAGCCGCTGCTCCACCAGCTGATGAACTACGACGGCAACCGGACGAAGCGCTCGTCGAACAACGACGGCACGACGCACCACTTCGACCTCGCGCGCACGGCCGTCATGGCGGCCGACATTCTGTCGCGGCGCCGATTCACGGCGGACGAAGCCCCGACGCCCGTGCAGGATTTCGGGACTTCGGACGGGTCGCGCGTTACGATTGCCGACCTTGATCGATTCAAGCATCATGAGCGAGCCGCGGCGAGGAACCCCTTCAAGCCCATCGCTCGGGAGTGGACATGAACCTTTCCAAGCTCATCGACAATCACAGGCGCTACTACGAGCGGGTCGAGAAGAAGAACTTCGACAAGGCGCGTCGGTACTACCGCGGCGATTTCTACATCTCGCGCAACGACACGAACCTGAGCGACGGGGCCATTCCGTCGTTCCTCTGCTCGAAGAACATGATCTACGCCATCGCCGACACGGCGGTGAGCGCGCTGCTCGGCCCGAACCCGAAGGTCGCGGCGAATCCCCGCAACCGCGAGAGCCAGGAGGTCATCCCCCTGGTGAACGGGCTGATGGAATACGTCTTCGACGCGAACAAGATGCGGCGCCGCGCTGCGACGGCGCTCATCGACGCCGTCCTCTGCAAGCGCGGCATCTTCAAGACGGGCTGGAACGCCGTCGAGGACCGGCCGCTGGTGCGCGTGCTGGAGCCCGGCGCGGTGTTCTTCGACCAGACCGTCCGTGACCCGGACGACATTCGCTACTGGCTGGAGGCGGCGGTCATCCCCTACACCGAGTTCAAGCGGCGGGTGCAGAGCGGCGCGTACCGGTCGGCGAAGATGGACGACATCACGCCGGACCGCTACCCGAAGTGGATCAGCGACACCTACAAGAACACCGACAGCGGGCAGCTCCGCGATGCGTTCGAGTGGGTCACGGTGTGGGAGTACTACGACCGCGAGGCGAACAAGGTCACGCACTATGTGCGGCAGGCCGACGCCGTCGTGTTCGAGCAGGAGCTGGACTACGTCCCATACTCCATGTTCTCGCTGAACCAGAGCGCGGTGGACTGTCTCGGCCTCTCCGAGGTCCAGCTCGTCCTCAACCAGCAGGAGACCATCAACGACCTGCTCACGCACATGAAGCAGATCGTCTACCTGATGATCCCGCGCATCCTGTTCAACAGCGAGCTGATCACCGAGGAAGACCTCAACAAGGCCGTCGAGGCGGCGACGGGCTCGTTCGTCCCCATCAGCCCGACGAACGCCGAGGGGCTTCGCACCCTCTCCACGCTGTTCTACGAGATGCCGATGCCCCAGGTGCCGGTCGGCGTCGAGAACTTCATCGCGCGTCAGGAGGGCGACGCGGCGTTCATCTCGGCGCTTGCCGAGGCGGCCCGCGGTCAGGTCGCCGGTGCGCGCACCGCGACGGAGATGGCGATCATCGACGCCCAGATGCGGACTCGTCTCGCGACGCGCGAGGGGCACATCAACGGCGCGCTGGAGGATGTCGCCGAGAAGTGCTTCTACCTGTCGAAGAAGTACATGAAGGAGCCGAAGCTCGTCCAGGTCAGCGGCCACGAGGGCTGGAGCGAGGTGAGCCTCGGCGACATTCGCGATGTCGACGTGAACTTCTCGATGGTGTCCTACAACCCCATCCGCCAGAACCCCTCGGTGCTCTCCGAGACGCTGCTCAAGATGTTCCCGATCCTCGCGCAGGATCCGAACGTCAACAAGCGCGCCCTGCTGGAAGAGCTGGTCACCGGCGTCGGCCTCTCCACGAAGCTGCTCATCCCCCGCGAGGAGATGGAGGCCCAGGAGCAGGCCGCGCAGCAGATGATGATGGCGCAGATGATGGGCGCGATGGGCGGCGCTCCCGGCGCGGCCCCCGGCGGTCCTCCGCTGCCGCCCGGCGCGGTCCCCACAGAGGTGCCCGCCACCGAGACGGTGGAGGCGGCGACGCAGAACGCCCCCTCCGATGTCATGGAAGCTATGGGCCCCACTCCCATCCCCGTCGCGTAGGAAAAAAGATGCCGATTCACGACATTCGCTGCTTCGACTGTGATACAATCTTCAGCGACGAGTTCGTTGTCGTGGGGCACCTCCCCGCGTGCGCGCTCTGCGGTGGTGCGACCAAGATCGACTGGAGCCACGGGCAGGGGCCCTCGGTTCGCGGGCATGGCTATGGCAGCTTCACGGCTGTTGACATGGGCGTGCTGGGCAAGGCCGAGACGAAGGAAGACTACGACCGCGCCGTGTCGGTCATCCAGCAGCGCTTCCCCGGCCACCGCATCGAGCTGGAGGGCGAGTCGAAGTCGCAGAAGCAGGCGCGCATCGACGCCATCCGCCAGCGCTCCTACGAGACGAAGAAGCGCAACGGGGTCACCGAGACCGAGCTGCGCCAGCGCACCGTGGAAGGCGAGGCCGAGAAGGCGGGCCGCGCGACGAAGATCATGTCGAAGCCCGTAGTGTCGCCGTGAAGCCGGACTTGGCGGAGGCGAAGCGTCGGGCCGCGGCGCGGCAGCGCGACATCCGCGTCGCCGGCGTGCTCGACGTGCAGGACATCTCGGTTCTCGAAGACCGAGTGACGGGAGAGCGGCGGCGCGTGCCGAACAAGCTCATCCTCATCGCCGGGTCGCACCGTGTCGCGTTCGAGCTGGTGCCTGCGGGCCCCGGCTTCGAGGACGAATCGCCGGACGAAGAGTAGCGAACCGGGTCGCGCTCTTTCTCTACCTTCCCGGTTTACTCAAACCATGTTAGGAGATTCCAATGGCCGACATGAACAAGATGCCTGCGGGCGGGATCGTGCCCAGCCGCGACATCAAGCCGCTGGCGGATGAGATCCAGGCGATCCTCGACGCTGGTGGCGGCCCGCCTCCTGCGGGTGGCGCGATCGAGGGCGCCGCGAAGGGCGGCGAGATGGGCGCTCCGGGCGGCGAGATGGGCGCGAAGGCCCCCGCTCCGGGCGGCAAGATGGGTGGCGAGATGGGCGACGAGATGGCCGTCCTCGCGGACACCCTCGGCGTCTCGGCCGAGAAGGCCCAGGCGCTCTACGACGCCGCGCAGATGATGCCGAAGCTCGCCGGCAAGAGCCCCGCCGAGCTGGCGATGATGCTGGAGAAGGACATGAATCTCCGCATGCAGCTGGAGAAGAACATCGGCGCCGGCGAGGACACGATGGCTCGGAAGGCGATGGCTTCGGAGGGCATGAAGGCCCCCGCGGCCGGGCCTCCCCCGATGGAGCCCACGCCTGGGCCGATGAAGAAGTAGACCGGAGGACTGATGCTCGAAGCCGAGAACGAAGAGACTGAGACCCTGAACGAGGAGACCGAAGCGGCCGAAGGGGGCGAAGCGGAAGCCTCGTTCACCGAGGACGCGCCGTCGGTCTTCGACTGGAACGGAGAGCTGGACGCGCTGACGAAGTCCGACTGGTTCGGGCGCATCGGCGACGACGGGCTCCGCAACACCCTCGTTCGCGGCTTCGAGTCGAAGTACCGGAACTTCGAGCGCGGCTTCACCAAGGCGTTCCAGGACACGGCGTCTCGGCGTCGTGACCTGGAGCGCCGCGAGGCGAAGATTCGCGACGACGAGCAGCGCATCCAGCGCTGGCTGTCGGGCGACGCCGACCCGATGGCGGAGAAGCAGAAGGAGATCGACCAGCTTCGTGCGGCGCACGACGCGGCGCTCCAGACGCTCCGCGACGAGTACGAGCAGTCGGTCCGCAAGGCTGCGGACGAGTGGACGGGCAAGTACGGTACGGCCGAGCGCGAGCGCGACGAGCTGCGCCAGCGGCTGGAGCAGTTCGAGTACGAGGCCAAGGCCGCCGAAGAGCGGCAGGTCGAGCAGGCGGTGACCGAGGTCGAGGACTGGATGAAGTCCGAGGCGTCGGACATCTACGACAACGACGAGGCGTTCTACGCCTTCTGCGTCCTCTGCACCGGCGGTGTCGATCCCGAAGACGCCGTGACGATGGTCCGCGCCAAGTACGGCGCGGCGCCTCCGCCCGCCCCGGAGCCCGTGCCCGAGGCGATGAACCTGATGAACCTCGGGCCGAACCGGGCCGGGGGAACGGCGCAGACGGACAACCGCTCCTACAAGGAGATCATGGACTCCATGCGGCGCATGGCGCAGTCCGACGAGAGCGCTTTCTACAGCCCGAAGCGTTGACAGACCGAAGCGACTTTGCTAAGGTCGTCATGGGCCTGTGGTGCGTAAGCATACGGCTGGTTCCGGGGTGTTAGGGTCAATGCGGCCGCCGGGAGGGGCGACTCTCCCGGCGGTTCGCAGTTCAGGGGCCACGAAACGCAGAACGCCCCGAGGGCGGGGCCCCCGAGGCGTCGAGCCGCGGCTACGAAGTGTAGTCGGGACTACCGATTGCCGATGCGGACGCCGACCTTCACGACGGGCTTCTGCACGAGCTTGGAGAGGTCCGGCTTCTTCTTGTCGGGAACGCCGTTCATCTCCTTCTGCGCGTCGATGGTGTTCTTCTTGAGGCGGCTCAGGATGTCGTAGTAGTCGCTCATTTCTTCTCCTTCGCGGCCGCTTGCAGATCCTGGCGGAGCTTCTCGGTTGGATTGGTGTTGGCGAGAAAGCTGGCGGCCGCTTCGCCGCGGTTGAGCTTCTCCTGCATGATGCTCATCAGCGCCGCGTACTCGCGCGTCCGCGGCCCAAACGGAGACGGCTGCTGGCTGTGCCTGCGGAGGTTCGTCTCGCCGCTGTGGTAGGCGGCGCCCAGGACTGGGTAGTCGCTGCCGAACTTCTTCTCCATGTCGCGCAGATACTCGGCGGCGCCGCGAATGGAGTCCTCGATGTCGCTCGGGTTGACCCCATACGTCTTCTGGACGAGCGGCATGAGTTGGGCGATCCCCGCGGCGCCCGCGTCCGACGACATGTACTTGCCGGGGGTCGGGTTTCCGCGCTGCTCCACGGCGATGATGGCCATGAGCAGCTTTGGGTCGATGCCCGTCATATCCGCGTGCTTGCGGATGAGGCCCTCGTTCGGCTCGACGTGCAGCTTCATGGCGCGGTCGAGGTTTGCCTCTTCGCCTTTCACCGTGTCGTCCGCGCGGAAGTCCTGCACCTCCCGCATGACGCGGTCGGCGGCCATCGCTTGGCGCTTCGCCGCGGAGATCGGCGGCTCTTCGCCGGCCTTCTCTTCAGCCATGTCAGTACTTCATCGGCTTGGGCTTGAGGAACGCCGGCATCGGCTTCTTGGCCTTCGGAGGCTCGGGCATCGGCTCCTCACCGGTCGGCTCGTCCTCCTCGTCCTCCTCTTCCTCGCCACCCTCGGCACCGGCGACGATGGCCTTGAGCGCCGCGGCCTGCTCGCCGTGCATCACGGACGACTTCTCCAGCTGGCCGGCGATCTCGCGGAGCTTGGCCGCCGCCTCGCGGAAGTCCATCTTGCCGAGGTCGAGCTTCTCGCCCTCGCCCTCGCCTTCCTCGTACTCCATCGGGCCCATCGCCATCTCGGCGTTGGCCATCGGGTCGAAGTAGCCCCCGCCGCCGGCCTTCTTCTTCGCCAGGATGAGAATCGTCGCCGGTCCGTGCATATTCGCCTCTTGGATGCTATACTACTGCTGCCATGAAGCGTGCGCAAGGGGCGCCGCTGGTTTCTTGGAGGTGGTCATGGCTGCATATGGTTGGATCACTCGGAAGTTCATTCGGTACGGCGAGGTCATCACGGAGCACCTCGCCGCGAACGCGGTGACGGCGGCGAAGCTCGCTTCGAGCATCGTCGATGGGTCGAAGATCGCGAACACCACGGTCGGGGCTGCGGTCGCTCCTGCTGCGAGTCGCGCTCTGGTGGCCGCCGAGGTCGGCGCTCCGGTGCGCCTCGTCCTCGCGGTCGCTGACGCTGCGGGCGGCAACGCGGACTTCACCAGCGTGCCGTACAAGTTCCTCGTCACCGGCGTCAGCTACATCAAGACGGGTGGCGCGGGCAACGCCGGCAACAGCATCACGCTGCACAACGGCACGACTGGCAACGCCATCACCAACGGCATGAACAACGCGACGGACACGGGCACCGCGTACGCCTCGACGCTCGACGATGCGTTCACCACCGTGGCCGCGGGCGCGACGCTCCGCGCCGTGACGGTCCGGGCGGGCGGCAACAACGCCGCTCTGCTCATCGTCGAGGGCATCCGCGTCGCCTAAGCGGCGCTCAAGGGGCCGGGAGCGGGCTGAACGCGCGTCTCCCGGCCCTGACGGGCTACGCATTGGCCCACTTGACGGGCACGACGTGGCCCGGACCCCAGGGAGTGCCTTGAATGGCGACCTTTCGGCCGCTCTTGTCGCTTCCGGGGAACGGATCGAGGTCTTGGAGCCGCTTCTCGGGGCTCCAGTAGAAGTAGATCGGCGTCCCATCGACCATTCCCCAGTACCGGGACCACCCGTTCTGGGTGTAGTAGTCGTGCAGGACCGCTTCGGGGACCGGAATCTTGTCCGTCGGGCCGCATTTCGACCAGCCCGGCGGCGTTTCGTGGACTTCCGCGTCGGGATCGGGCGTCGGAACGGCGTCTTCGGGGCTCGGATCGGCCGATTTCGCCTCTTTCTCGGCGGTTTCGGGCCGATTCTGGCCGCGGTGGGCGCGTTCCAGGGCGTCGAGGCCCCGGATCAGCGCCATTCGGCCCACCGTTTCTGCCGAAACTTCGACGCCCAGCTCCTTGACATGCGCCAGCCCCTTGATAACAGGGATCATCGCCCGGAGTCTGTCTTGAATGTCGACTTCGAGCCGAAGCGCCAGTAGCCCGCGCCCGTCGCCGACGACGACAGAGCCGCCCCGCGCGCGGAACTCCTCGCTGCGGCGCTGGATTTCCTTGTCGAACGCCGGCAGAGCGGGCGGATTCCATCGCGACGACGCATCCAGCTCGACACGCGGAGCGCTGCGAGACAGGGTGGGCGCGGCGTTAGCCGCGTCCGCCCAGTCTCGGAGGGCCTTCATGCCGGTGGGTCCGACGCCTGGGATGACGCCGTCGTCGAGGCCGGGCATCGGCGTGCCGCTGAGCCAGTCCTTGAGCTGCTGCTCGTCGTTGAAGCCGGCCTTCGCCAGGGCGTTGCGGAGGCGGAGCGGGAGGGGGAGGTCTCGAATCATCGGCGCAGCGTAGCACCGCTGTGGTGGGATGACAAGCGTACCGCAGCGGTATAGCGATTCAGAAATATGCTCGCGTCCGGGGAACGCTCTTCGCTTTGGGGTCCCCATTGACTCTACGGCGGGTTGGTGCCTTATGGATTGTCATCAATAGTTTCGGCGTCGTCGCTCGCTTCGTCGTTGGTGCGGCGCGGCGGTGCCGGCGGCGGGTCGGCGGCGCCGGGGGGTCCGGTGCCGGGGGCGGGGCGGTCCGGCGCGCCGGCGGTTCGGGCGGACACGAGCGCCGGAGCGCCGGCCTGCAGCTCCGGCCGGACACGAGCGCCGGCGCCGAAGCTCCGGCCGGACCGGCGGACCGGCGGACCGGCGGACCGGCGGACCGGCGGACCGGCGGACCGGCGGACCGGCGGACCGGCGGACCGGCGGACCGGCGGACCGGACCGGCTCGAAGCGTCGCGAGTGCGAAAGTGTTAGTTTAGCGCTCCAGTCGACGATCGGCCCTTCGGCCATAGTGGGGCCTACCCCCGAAGCCGATCGCGCTCTAATGCGCTCCCAGTGCGTTCTACCGCTATTGACACGTCAATATCAAATATTGAGCACATCGCGCTAACTACCCGGAATGATTGACTATTGCTTTCCGGGCGGATCGGCGGATCGGCGGATCGGCAGATCGAAGGGTTCTGTTTGCGCGCTGAACCGCCCCGGTATAGGTGGATCGGGACCGGTTCACTTCCCCCGGTCCTCGGAGTCAGCCGTGCCCGCACTCGTCCGCAAGCCCGAAGCCCGTTCCCGCACGATCGCCCCGTGGCGCGTCGCATGGCGCGCCGTCCGCAAAGCAACACGCGCCCCGAAGCTTCACGACACGATCGTGCTTTGGTCCGGCGCGTCTACGCTTGACGCGACGCCGATTATGCTTGTGGCGCATCGGATCAACGCGCCGAGCGAGAACGGTAAGACCGGGGATATGGTCCAGGTGTCGATCATGCGGCAGGATCGTCCGCCGATCGAAGCCTGGAAGGCCGGCGCCGACGGCGCCGTGTGCCCGGACGACTGCGGGCACCGTTCGATCCCGCGCGGCGGCAAGGGCGACTGCTACGTGAACAAGGCGCGGTTGTCCGCCGCATGGCGTGCGGCCCGTCGCGAGATGGAAGCCGGCCGGATCGGCTGGGTTCCTGGTACGTTTGCGGGGGCCCGGATCCGGGCGGGTATGGAGGGCGATCCCGCGGCCGCGCCGCTCGAAGTTTGGGCCGCGCTCCTCGCCGAAGCGCGCGGACACACGGGCTACACCGCGGCGTGGCGCACGCTTCCCGTCGAATGGTCGTGCTATTTCATGGCTTCGGTATCGTCGCCCGCGGACTACCTGCGGGCCCGCTCGAAGGGATGGCGCGTATTCGCCGCAAGCGAAAGCCCGGCGGACGATCGCGCGTTCGCCGAAGTAGGCGCGTCGCACTGTGAAGCGGATCGTCCCGAAGCCCCGATCCCCTGCGTCGCGTGTGTCGCGTGCAACGGTGCGGCGCGCAACGCGGCCCGGCCGGGTCGCTACGTCAAGCTTCACGGTGCGATCGGCGCGAAGCGGCGCCGGATCGCGAGCGGCCCGGCCGCGTTCCTGGCCGCGGCCGCCGATGCGGTCTCTGAGATGATCCCCGAAGCGTAGCGCTCCCCGCTCCCCGCTCCCCGCGGCCCCCGATCCAACCGGATCGGGGGCCGTTCGCGTTTAGGGGCACTGGGAAGCGATTAGAGCCGTTCGGGGCGCGCCCCTATGCCTACCCCCTGCCGCGCCCCCGCTTTGCCCGTGGCGGGCTTCCTATTGCGGTTCCCGACGGTCCGGCGCCCCGGCGCCCCGGAGCCCTGACTCCCTGGCACCCGGCGCCCCGAAGCTCCGGCACCCCGGCGGCCGGCGGCCGGCGCCCCGTCCGGCCGGCGGTCCGGCGCCCGGCGGGGCGACGCGCGGGAAGGCCACTGGGACGCGATTAGAGCCGCTCCGGGGCCGGGGGGCTACTCCACCCCTGCCGGCCCCCCGCTTTCGCGCTGGCGGGCTTCCCAGTAGCCTTTCCGGCGATCCTGCCGGCGACTATCCGGCGCGGCGCCGGTGGCCGGGGCCCTCGCGGGGCGGGCCGCCGTCGAAACTGCGTAGAAGACTACGCAGTTTCAACGCCGGCTCTATTGCGATTCACCCTTGCCGGCGGGCCGGACCGGCGGCGCGTCCCCCTCCCGGCGGACCGGCGGGCCGGCGGAGCTGCCCGGCGGACCCGTCACGGTTCAACGCCGACAATCTCACGGCCGGAGGGCCGACTTGTTACGAGACGTTCGTCTCGTAACAAGTCGAGCCGGAGGCGTCAAACGCACCTCGCGGTTTGCGTTGACCCGTGCCGTCGCGACCGGTTGCATATCTACTTTCGATAGCAGGCCGTATATCATCCATGTATATCGGCGTTCGACCGGCGCTTTACCATTCTATCGTCGCCGCGACCGTCGCCATGCGGATCTACCGTCCGTAGATTTCGTCTCTTGACGAGTCAACCCCGACTTGCGAATAACCCAGGTTGAACGCCGTGTTACACGGAATGAGCCATGATCGCTCTTCTCCGTAACTCGTTCCCCCAACAATCACGGCGACTTGCAACACCCCACAACAGATCGAGATCTCACTCTCTCCGTATAGGGGCTCTACGTGTAGCCTCTACTCGTATTCCTGATCGTGTATCTCTCCGTATAGCTCCTATAGGCCCCCTCTCCGCGGCGTGCGTAACGCGTAACGCCGCCGATTCCCGGCCTCCAACCTGCCCGATTCCGTTACCATCGTTGTAACGCCGACTTTCGCCGACTCTACCGCGGCGGAAACTTTCTCCAATCTCGAGATGCCGCAGGTTCTACGCCTACTTCCACGAGGCGGCACGGTCGAAACATATACCGTACCGGTTGACGGGTTCCACCGGCCACCATAACCTGCCTGCGTCACCCCGAGGCCCCCTGTGCTCGCCTGCGCCCTCCTCGCCGTCCTGCCGCTCATCCTCCTCCCGATCGCCCTCGCGATCGGCGCCCTCCTCCCGGTCGAGGAGCTGGCGCCCGCCGAGGTGGCCGAGGTGGCCGAGGTGGCGCCCGCCGCCGCGCCGCCGATCCTCCGCGTGACGGTGGCCCGGGTTCGCCCCGGCCTCGTTCCCCTGCCGCCGGTGGCCGACGAGGCGACGATCCTCCGCGCGCCCCGCGGGGCCTCGGGCCGCTTCGTCGCTCCCCGGTCCTGCTACGCGCCGGCCCCCGAGCTGGCCCTCCCTTCGGTCCTCTAACCCCGACCCCCGACACCCCGGAGTCCTGACCATGCTCTCCACCCCCGCTGCCCGCGCCCACCGGGCCGCCGCCGCCGCCCTCGCGGCGGCGTCCGCTACCTACGCCGCGCTGGCGGACGGCGACCGCGCCGCCGCCGCCACCGCCCTCGACGCCGCCCTCGACGCGGCGCACGACGCCGCCGCCGCGTATGCCGCCGCCGCCGCGTCGCGCACGTCCACGCACACGGCCTTTACCGACGCCGCCGCCGCCCTCGCCGCCGCCCGCGCGGCCTTCGCCGCGGTAGACGCCGCCGCCTCCGCCGCCACCACCACCCTGGAGTCCTGACCATGCCCCCCTTCGACTACAACGCCCTCAGCCGCGCCGCGCGGGCCCACGGGCCCGACGGGTTCCGCACCTTCCCCGCCTTCGAGGACGACGGCGGCGACCTCGCCTGTGTGCTTCGGGACCTCCGCCACATCTGGTCGGAGTACCACCATGTCGACGCCGCGGTGGCCGCCGCGGCCCTGCTCGCCCTCGCGGAGCGCCTGCGTTCCGCCGAGGCGGATCTCGCCACCCTGCGCGCCGGGGTGCGCTCGTGAGCCCCCGTCTCGCCGTCGCCATCGGCATCGCCGTCGGCCTGCTCGCCACCTACTCCGCCTACCTCGTGGGCGTGTTCGCCGCCGACCTCGTCGGCGTCGGTGTCGCCGTCGCAACCTACGCCGGGCTCCCCGTCCGGCGCTCCCCCCGGAGCTGACCATGATCGTGTACCGCTACAACCTCGGCGAGACCCCCGACGGGCTGCCGATCCTCCTCGACTACCGGCGCGACGGTGACGCGGGCGCCTACACTCTGTGGCTCCGCGACGGCGACGAGCTGCACCGGGTGGGCGTCTACCCCTTCGCCGGCCCGGCCGAAGAGCTGGGCGCCAACCATGACGCCCGCGAGGACGCCGTGTGGCTGCTCACCAAGCGCGACGAGCCCCCGAGCCACGCGGAGCCCCTGCGCGACGAGCCCGAGGCCCTCCTCGGCAGGTAGCGCGCTCTGCTGCCCCGGCGGCCGGTCCGATCCCGGCTGCCCGGCAGCCAACAGAAAGATCTTGACGCCCCCCTACCGCCACGGTAACTTCCCTCACCGGCGGCCCCCGCGCCGGTTCACCCTCAGGAGTCAGCCATGACCGACAATACCGCCCCCGCCTTCGCCCGCTGGACCCGCCCCGACGGCAGCGTCACCGAGGGCCTCGCCTTCGAGATGATGGCCGCCTACGCGGCGGCCGGCTTCGCGGGGCGCCTCGTGCCCGTCACCCCGGCCGCCTCGGCCCCGGCGCCCGTCGTCGCGGCCCCCGTCGCCCCGGCGCTCCGCCCCGGCGTGGACGTCGACGCGGCGGCCGCCGCCCGCATCGGCGCCGCCGAGGCCTTCCTCGGCACCCGCGGCTTCGCCGCGCCGCCCCCCTGGTTCGCCGCCGGCACCGAGATGCTGCCCGAGGGGCGCGCGAAGTTCGGCAGCCTCGCCCGCCGCCACGCCGACCTCCCGGCGTTCCGGGACGCCGCCGGCGCGGTCATCGATCAGATCCGCGCCGAGCGCCGGCGCGACGTCCAGCTCGGCGACGCGCGGCAGCTGCGGCTGCTGCCCGACGGCACGCTGACGCGGGGCAAGGCGCCCATCGCGCTGGAGCCCCTCGCCCTCAAGGGCCTCGTGCAGCGCTTCCCGAAGGCGTTCCCCTCCGCGTGGAGCTTCCTCGCGCTCCTCGACCCCGCCGACCGGGCCGAGGTGATGAACGCCCAGCTCAAGCGTCTCGCGGAGTTCTACCCCGAGGACGACAGCCGCGAGGTGCGCCTCCGCCTGCGCACCATCGGCGGCAACTGGCAGGCCTTCGCCGCGGTGAGCCCGAGCTATATGCCGATGGACGGCGACCGCGTCCTCGGCACCTACGTCGAGGCGCTCGACGGGCTCGGCCTGCCGGACCCCCGCGGCGCCGTGGCCTACAACGGCGAGACGACGGACGTCACGATCCGCGCGACGTGGCACGCGCCGCAGTCGTTCCGCCCGAGCGTCGGCGACGTGTTCGAGTCCGGGATCGTCGGGCGCTCCAACGACGCGGGCGGCGGAGCCCACATCGGCGGGAACAGCTTCACCCGGATCATCTGCATCAACTGCACGACCGTCGACTTCGGCGACACGGCGTTCCGCCGGGTCCACAAGGGGAGCCGCACGACCGATCTCACCGGCGTGGGCCTCGCCCGCATCGCGAGCGACGTGCGCGGCCTCGTCGAGCAGTCGGGCGACGCCGCCCGGTTCTTCCTCGACTCGTGGGGCGTGCTCCGAGACACCCCGGTGTCCGCCGTCGCCATCGGCGGGAAGAAGCACGTCGACCCGCGCGAGGCGCTCAAGGCGCTCGTGAAGGGCGGCGAGCTGGACGCCGACGTGGCGCGCGACACCCTCGTCGAGGCGCTCCTCCGCGGCTTCGACGCCGAGCCCGGCGACACCCTCGCGGACGCCTTCAACGCCGTCACGCGGGCCGCCCACGAGGGCCTCCTCGACGAGGCGCAGCGCTGGCGCGTCGAGCGCGCCGCCGGGGCGCTCCTCCCGGTGCTCGTGAAGCGCGCCGCCGAAGCGTAGGCGGCGCGGCGCAGGGGGGCACGGCCGACAGGTGCCCCGCACTCCCCGCTCTCGGGGAGCCCTGCCCCGCGTGGCCCCCTCGGGGGCTACGCCGGCCAGCGCTCCGCTGGATTCACCCTCTCCCTCTGGAGTCAGCTATGCCCCGCACGACCCTCCACCCCCATACCCTGGCCCGCGCCGCCTCGCAGGCAAACAGCATCGCCTTCGACGCGCGCCGCGCGGCGGCCCAGTCCCGCGCTGCGGGCGACGACGAGGCGGCCGGCGCGGCCGAGGGGCTCGCCGAAGCGGCGCGCCTCTACAGCGCCTCTCTGCTCGCCTTCTCCGACGTCCTCGCCCGCACGGTGCGCTCGTGAGCCGGTGCTCGGCGCCCGCCTGCCGGTGCGACGCGCCCTGCGACGCCTACTATCGGAAGCACTACGCCGACGAGGACGCCGAGAAGGACTGCGGTGGCGGCCGGGGCGGGTGCCCCGGCTGCACCGACTGCCGCGAAGCGACCGCTCGGCGATTCATTCGGGTGAGCCGGCGCGACCGGCTCGACGCCCGCGGGCGCCTCATCCGCGCCGGCGAGCACTACGGCGTCGTCGAACGCGCCGAGTACCAGCGGGGCGGCCCCATCCTCCGCCGGTCGCGGCAGGTCTGGGCGCTGAGCGCCGCCGGGCGGAGCCAATGGGAGGCCGCGGGCTCGCCGCGCCGGCCCGTGAGCTGGCTCTTCTACGGCATCCTCGACTGATAGTCACGCCCTCGTCGAGGGCCGAAGAAGCGCCTGTCCCTCGGGCGTGTGCTGACTCCTCCGGGGCGGCAGGTGCTTCTTCGACCATCGATCCTTCAGGAGACAACCATGCATATCCGCAGCCAGTCACAGGAGACCGCAATGTTCATCGCCCCGTTTGAACGCATCGTCATCACCCTCGCCGGCGTGGCCGAAGAGGTCAACCTCCAGGTCGCTCACGACGGGAACGCCCGCGACTGCGGGCAGATCCTCTTCTTCCCGGCCGGGAAGTTCGACGCCGTGCTCGTGATTGAGTACGAGGTCCACCGCACGCGGGTCACCACGTTCGCGAGGGGCCCCCGCCTCTCCCCCGTCGCCCGCAGCTTCCCGATCGAAGAGGCCCAGACGCACGTCGATACGCTCGCCGAGCTTATCGTCCAGGCTTCCCGGCCCCTTTAGCAGAGGCCCCCTTCGTCCCCGAACCTAACGTGGAGACTCGACCATGTCAACCGTGTCCAAGTATCGCCCCGCCATTCGCACCCGCACCGGCTCGACGCTGGAGAAGGCCTACGCCTACCTCCGGGTCGCCCGCACGACCGACGACCGCAACGACTTCATCGGCGCCTTGCAGGGCGCGATGGAGATGGCGGACAAGCTGTTCTACTCCGAGCGCCAGCTCGTGATGGCGCAGCTCTTCGCCATCCAGCGCGAGCGCGGCCCGCGCATCGTCCCCGAGCAGCTCGCCGAGGTGAACCGTGGGTGAGGCGCTCCTCGGTCTCGCCTGCCCCGCCATTCTGGGGGCGACCTACCTATTCCTCGCCGTGCTGTTGTTCATCGGGCCGCGCGCAAGCAGCAGCCACTGGGAGGACTGATGTCCCGCACCCCGCACATGACGAACCTCAAGATCACGACGACGGACACGCGCGCCGTCGCCACGCTCGCGATGCCGAGCTTCGGGCACGGGCTCACCGTGTCCAGGTCGGGGCCGACCGAGGAGGCCGCCCTCGCGGCCACGCTGCGGGCGATGGCGGATGCCGTGGACGGTGTCCGCTGCGTTTCGCGCCGCGCCCGGCGGGAGACGGCCTGGATCCGCGTCTCCGCGGTCGTGGACGTCTGCGTCCCCATCGGCGAGATGAACCGCGCCGAGCTGTGCGAGGAACGCGCGCAGAGCGGCGATATGGTCGCGGCCGGCGAGTCCCTCGACCTCGCGGTCGGCTGGCTCTCCACGGCGCTCCACGACCCCGCGGCGCGCAACTGGCAGTCCTTCGACTGGGCGCTCGTCGATGACTCGCCTCACATGGACGTGGTCTGACGATGCGGCGCCGTGTTCCTGACGAGCGGACCGCCATCTTCACCATCCGCCTCACCCCATCCGAACGCGCGGCCGTCGCGCGGGCGGCGCGGAAGCACGTCGCGACGCCGCATCGGCATCCTTCACGGATCGGGAACTTCAAGGGATGGGTGCAGATGCGAAAGACGTTGCTGGGAGAAGCGGTGTTCAGCGGGGGTGCAGCATGATGATGTCCATCGACGAAGCGATGACCCTGATGTTGGAGGGCGATGCGCGCGAGCAGTTGCAGCGGCTCTCCGAAAGCTCCGTGCAGTGCGTCGTCACTTCGCCGCCCTACTTCAGGCTGCGGGACTACGGAATGTCGGGGCAGATCGGGAAGGAAGCAACCCTCGACGCCTTCGTGGCCGCGCTGGTCGAGGTGTTCCGCGAGGTTCGTCGCGTGCTGCGAGACGACGGCACGCTCTGGCTGAATCTCGGAGACAGCTACGGCGAGGGGAAGTCGTTGCTCGGCGTCCCGTGGCGCGTCGCGTTTGCGCTTCAGGCCGACGGCTGGCATCTCCGGCAGGACATCATCTGGCACAAGCCGAACCCGATGCCGGAGAGCGTGCGCGATCGATGCACGAAGGCGCACGAGTACCTCTTCCTGTTGACGAAGTCGGAGCGGTACTACTTCGACTCGAAGGCGCTGAAGGAACCGGCCAGTGGCCGCACGACAGGCAACCGCAGTCACAAGTACACGAAGGCGTACGAGGACGGCACCACGGAAGAGCATCGTACGAAAGCCGGCCTGCTCGCCGCCGCTGATGTCGTGTGGGAGACGCGCAACCGCCGGTCTGTCTGGACCGTCGCGTCCGCTCCGTTCAGGGAGGCGCACTTCGCTACGTTCCCTCCCGGTCTGATTGAGCCCTGCATCCTTGCCGGGTCGAGGCCCGGCGACATCGTGCTCGACCCCTTCGGCGGCGCGGGAACGACCGCGCTCGTGTCCAGGAAACACAAGCGGAGCAGCATCTACATCGACCTCAACCCCGAATACGCCGCGCTCGCGCGGAAGCGGCTCGCCGATGCCGCGGAGATGTGCTGATGAGCGTCACGTTCTGGTGTCCCGATGCCCCGACGACGCGCGTGCCGTGCTCGTACTGCGAGGCCGAGGGGAAGCGCTGCGACCCGTACTGCCAGGGCTACGACGAGGTGTCCTCCGCGCCCGAGGTGAACCTCGCCAACGGCCACGCCGCGCTCCAGCTCGCCATGCTCGGCCTCGATGACCACGACGGCGCGCTCGGCGGCCGCATCCGCCACGCCGAGCTGCCGGGCCTCATTCGGGGAGCCATGCGCACGCTGGCGACGGGCCAGACTGCGGCGGCCGCGACGCCGGCGTCCGTCTCCGTCGGACCGCAGGGATGCCGGGTCGTCGACCTCGGCCTCTCCGAGGAGCGCCTGTCCTCTGCCCAGCAGCGGTTGATGCAGCTGTTCGCCTACGCGATCGACAACGGCTTCGACGTCCACTACGGGTAGGCTCACCCGGACGAGCGGTTCGCAGCGACGATACGCGCGAGCCGCTCGTCGAAGTCGATGTCGACCTTGATGGCGGTCTCCTGGGTTGCCGACGACTTCGTCGCGACCTCGACGAGGCCGCATCGATCGAGGATCAGCTCGGCCGCCTTGAGCCGGTCCTTCGGGGTCGTCGCCTCGTCCTGCATCAGCACGACGAGCGTGCCGATGGCCTCGTTCGCGGCGTCCTCCAGCTCCTGCCCGAGGCTCCGGCGGCGCAGCTCGCGCCCGCGCTCGATGGCCCCCTTGATGGCCGGCTCCTCCGCCCAGGCCCACACGATGTGCGGCCGGAGGCGCAGCCGGCGGGAGACCTCGCGGACGGTGTAGCCGGCGTTCAGAAGCTGGACCGCCACGGCGCGCGACTCCGGGTCGCCGGCGAAGCGCGTCTGCTCCGCCAGCATCTCGACGACCTCCGCCTCCGCGGCGGCCTCGACGCGCGTGGAGCGCGCCATCGGGGCCGGCGGGGAGAAGGATGGCGCGAGGCCGGTGTCCAGGCCCGGCAGCTTCGACACGACGACGCGAGTGGAGTCGGATTCAGTCATGTGAATCTCCCTCACCCATCATAACCGCAGCGTCAAGTCTGCGGTGTGCCTCTCCGGCGGGCCGTCCGGCGGACCTTGCGCTCGATGCGACTGACCGTCCGGTGGGCGTGGAGCGCGCAGAACGTGCCGCGTGCCCCCGGCACGACGAACTGCCCCTCGTTGTGGCACTGGAGCTTCGTCGTCGGCTCGATGAGGTAGGCGCACGGGTAGCGCTTGCCGCTCTGTCGACGGACGACCCGCTCGGGCAGCGCCACGATGTACCAGGGCGGCGCCTCGTCCGTCCGGTCCAGCGTCCGGCTCTCAAGCCGGTCGGCGAGCCGCCGGGCCCCCTCGGAGTCGAAGGCCTGGAGGAGCGCAACCGCCTCATCGACGAGCCGCACTGTCACGGGGCGGCGCAACAGGACGAGCCCCGAGAGCGTCGCCAAGGCGTCGCGTGGAGAGCGCGACCAGAAGAGCGCCAAGTCGGCGGACCGCTTGCCGATGCCGGTGACCTCGGCGTTCGGCGGGAGCTTAGATCTCGATGGTAGCGTCGAGGACATGGTTCTCCACAGCAGCACGGGAGATCTGGTAGACCCGCATCGGCGCCCCGTTGATGCGCGACACGGTCGTCCGGCTGCGGGAGACCTTGCCCTCCGCGGCGCCGACACGCTCCGTCGAGATGATCCAGCCACGCTCCGTCCACCGGTCCACGATCTCGTCGACCTGGAACCCCTGCGCCTCGACGACCTCGCGAAGCACCGACGGCAGGATGGAGATGTGCTTCCAGTCGTCGCTGTTCTCCCACGCGCCGGCCCAGCCACGCGCCGGGATGGCGAGCGAGTCGCCACGCGACTCGTGCCGGCCCCAGAAGCGGTTCTGGTTCGCGCTGCACCACGACACCGTCTCGATGAACGCAGCGTGCGGCCGGTCGCGCTCGACCTCCAGCCGATGCAGCGCTTCGAGCGCGAACGCCATCGGGTCGTCGGAGGGCATCGGCACGCCGAGGTGATGGATGATCGTCGAGACGACGTGGAGCGTGGCGAGGTTGCCGGCGTGCCGGCGAGACACCGCGGTCCGCGCGAACGCCGCGTACTGGTCCTTCGTCTCCTTCCACACGCGCCGCAGCTCGTCGTGCTGGTCCGCGACGCTGATGATGTACGCCACGACCTTCCGGCCGAGGTGCCCGTAGTTGTGCGCGATGAGGGACGTCAGCTCCTCGGCGGCCGGACCGCCGACTGCCATGTCGGTGCCCATCGGTTTGCCCATCAGCGACAGGACGCGCGCACGGGTGCCGCCATCCTGCGAGAACGAGGTGGCCGCGGACTCACCCGAGGTGAGCATGATCGTGCGCCAGGACGCCGTCTGGCGCGTTCCGTCGGGGGCTCCGCGTCCGCGGCCCTGTCCGTTGGCGAAGTCGTAGACGACATCCCGCACGATCTTGGGATCCTTGGCGCGCTTCGTCTCGTCGAGGATGACGGGCAGGTTGCAGAGGAGCCCGCACAGCCGCTCGATGAAGACCTTCGTGGAGTCCCACGAGTACATCGCCGTCGGCGTGTTGTCCGACGGGCGGCCCCACACCGAGGCGCCGACCCGGAGCGCCGTCGTCTTGCCGCTCGACGTCTCGCCGTTGAAGTCCACGACGAAGGACGGAGCCCCGAAGATCTCCAGGAACGGAGCCGCAGCCGAAGCGTAGAGCGCAAGCCACATCGGGGTGAAGGGCTTCATCAGCTCCATCGCCTCAATCCACTCCTCCCACGATCCGGCGGGCTTCCAGCCCTCCAGGACGCTCTCCATCCCGAGCGGCGGGGTCAGCTCGACGCCGACGTCCTCCAGCCCGGACGACATGGTGTAGAAGACCTCGGGCAAGAGGAACCCGCGCACCGCGCCCTGCTGGATCCAGCCCATCCGGCTGGCCGCCTGAGAGGCGTTGAACCGGTGCATATTCTCCGCCTCGAACTCGGCGAGCCACTCGACGAGCGCGCCCGCGGTGTTCGAGGTGACCGGCACCTCAATGTCCGCCAGCCCGATGAGCTTCTGGCTGTTGAGCACGACCCCGCGGTCCACCGCGCGCATCGTCCAGCCCGCCGGCGTGCGCCACACGATGATGCGCTTCGCCGTGCCGAGCAGAACGTCGTGCGTCCGGCCCACGATGAAGATGGGCGCCGTCGCCACACGCTGACTGCTGCTCGTGCCGTCGGCCTGCACGGACATCTTGAAGACGCCGGTCGGGTCAATCATGTACCCGCGCGGCACCCGGAACGAGTCGAGGTGTCCCGGCTCCACCAAGGCAGGCGGCGGCGCACCTGCCCCCAGCGCAGTGCTGAGAGAGATGAGCGTGTTGTCTTGCACGACACCGATAACACGGTCGAGCGAGGCGCGCCGCTTTTCGACGACGAGCCGCTTCAACGCAGCGCGAAGCGCGCGCGTCCGCGTGACCTGTCCGGGGGTCATCTCGATGACGGCCAGCATACTCGACACCTGGGCTTCGTCAGCCACCCAGGCATCCGCGATGTCCGAGAGGGCCTCGGCCCGCTGGATGGCGCCCCATGCGGCGAGGTGGTTCGACTTCTCCGTCGAGGCGAGCTGGTTCTGGAGGACCCGCAGCAGGTCGAGACCGCTCGACACGGTGTCGGGCTTCTCTTCGGCGGCCGAGGGCTCGGTGAGTTCTTCGTCGTTCATCGTGCGTTCCGAAGCGCGAGATGGCCGCGCCGCAAGAGGTAGCCGTCGTCGCGAAGCCGGACGATGGACAGGTTGATGGTAGATCTGCTGAAGGGAAGCTTATCGCACAGAGTGGCGAGCGATTCATCCTCGTTGCGCTTCCGCGCCTCGACGATCGCACACAGCACGCGGTCCATCGCGGTCGCGGAGTTCTGGCGGAGCGTGGCTTCTTCGACGCCGGCCGTCGTCGGCACGATGCCAGAAGCGATGATTCCTCGGCGTCGAAGCTCCGCGATTCCCGTCTTCACTTCTCTCAGAGAAAGGGATAGCGTAAACGAGATGCACCAGTTATCGGTGGCCTCAAGCCGGGCTGCGCGTTCTTCGAGCAGCGCGACGATGCGGCGAAGGTCCGACTCCTTGAACCAGGAGCGCGGGCTGGTCGCCGGCTTTGGCGGCTGGGGGTACTCGACGCCCGCCCGCTCGCAGTAGCGCACGAGGCGCATATAGAGCCGGCGCGCCGTCGCGGGTTCGACCGGGAGGCCCAGCTCGACGGCGATGTCGCGGAACTCCATCCCGGCGAGCCGAAGCTCGTAGACCTGCTTGCCGGAGGAGTCGTCCGCGACGGCCAGCCGCCGGCGCAGGTTCGCCGGCGAGCACCCCATCTCCGCCGCGACAGCGGAGAGGGGGCGCGACCGCAGGGCCGCCTGAACCGACGCGATCTTCTCGAAGGACCAAGACTTCCCTGCGGTTGTCATCGCCTACTCCTCTTCGCCGAGGTGGTAGAGGATCTCTCCCTGCATCTCCGTCAGCATCTTGTCGAGCCGACGAAGCGCGATCTGGGCCTCCGCGATGCGCTCCTCGCGCGCAGCGCGCAGCGTCAAGAGGATTGCCTTCGCGGTATCCGGGGAGAAGGTGTGCGCGTTCCCGTTCTCCAGCCAGTCGAAGTACTCGTTGTCGCCGAGCGTCTCGCGGATCTGCTCGACGAGGAGAGCGGAGTCGTCCTCACACTGCGCGACGTCGTCCTGCGTCCACGGGGCGCGCATCACTTCACCTCCGCGGCGACGCCGTTGGCGATAATGTGGGCGGCCTTCTCGCGGTCGAGCGCGAGGATCTGCCCGTCCGAGTAGCCGAGCGCCTGGAGCATGGCGCGCATCGACGGGCTCGGCACGAAGAGCTTCGTCGTCGGGGCGGGCACGACCTCGGGGGTTTCGGCCACCGGGGCCCCGACGGCCTCGGTTTCGGCCTTGCCGAGGTCGATGACGGTCCAGCTCGACGGCACCTTCTTCGGCTTCGTCGTCGTGCCGATGACGACCTGCCCGGAGAACTGGCTCCAGGCCGCGAGGACCCCGGAGAGCGTGGCCGCGTCCCAGCCACGGTCCTCTGGCATTACGAGAATCGGCTGGCCGGACGGCGCGCCCGCGCTGATCGCCATCGCGATGGCGCACGACACCGTCGCCCACTCCGCACCTGAGAGCGCGGCGCGGAGCTTCTTGCCGGTGTAGAGGCCCAGCCGGAAGACCTCCTTGTCCCCGTCGGTCAGCTGCATCCCGAACTTCCAGTCGGCGGGGAGGTGCGCCTGCACCGCGGCGACGAAGGTGTCGGCCACCCGCTTGAGCAGATCGGCGACGATGCCCTCCAGCTCCTTCTTCATGCCCTTGTAGGTCTCGCTCTCGACGGCCATCTCGGACGCCGTGTCGCGCGCCTTCTTGAGGTTGGCCCAGCGGTCGGCGAGGTTGCGGAGCCGGAGGTACTCCTCCTGCGCGTTCTGCGCCTCGACTTCGAGGGCCTTGAGGTCGAGCGACACCATCTCCTTGAGCGACTCCAGCTCGCCCATGATCTCAGAGAGCTGCGCCTGAATCGCGGCGGGATCGACGCTCGGGGGCGTCGGCATCGCCATCGCCTGAGCCTGCTGCTGGTAGAACTGACCGCACATCTCGATGTGCGCCTTGCCCACTGCGCTGGAGCAGAGCGGGCAGCTCTCAACGCCACGCTCGACGGCGAAGCTCGCCGCGTATGCCATCGACGAGTAGAACTTCTGCTCGAAGGTGTTCGGCGCGGGAGCCGCGGGCCGGGCCGCCCTCGCCTTCTCGCCGAGGTCGCGCGCCTTGAGGAGGAGCGCCTCCTCCCGACGCTGCGCCTCACGGACGGCGGACACGCGGCGCCCGAGCATATCGGTCACCCACTTCGCGCCGTTGATGTCCTCCTCGGTCGGGCAGGCGTCGAGGTCACTGGTGAGCGAGGTGAGCAGCGCCTCGGCGCCGCTCGCTTCCTTGGTCGCGTCCCGCTGGCGCTTGCCAACGTACTCCAAGGTGGCGAGAAGGGCGTCGACCGGGTTCTTGCCACGGCCCACCGACCGATTGATGTCGGAGAACTTCGCCGCGTAGACCGCGGGGACCATCTCCTCGATGTCGCCCGACGTGACGTCGGTCGCGGCCCACGCAAGGAACGCCTTGCGCGCCGTGGCCGGGGAGCCCTCCAGCACTTCGCGGACCTCCTGGAGCGGGAGCCGGGCCTCGCCGCCGCTGTCATGCGTCGGGCGACCGCCGTCCTTCGCCGTGAAGACGTAGTCGGCACCCGTGCTCGTGTGCGCGTGGATGGAGAGACGCTCGGCGCTCACCATGCTCATCAGCAGGCCGTTGTCCTTGACCCCGTCCCGGCCGACGAGGTCGTCGGCGCTGCCGATGAGGGCGAGCTGGAGGCTCTGCTGGACGGCGCTCTTGCCGCTGCCGTTCGGTCCGACGATGAGGGTCTTCGGCCCCATCTCCACCGTCTTGGGCTTGCCGTCCGGCGTCTTGAGGTTGGTGATGATGCGCTCGACGAACGGGCGCGTGGAGGAGGCTTTCTTGGTCACGGTACAGCTCCGGGGAGGTGTGAATCGAGACGACCCCGACCCACGCCTTCCATTTAGTGTATCCGTACCGCACCGTCAAGTGTTGAAGATCAACATTCCCGTGTCTTGCCAACTGTCGCTGTTCGTTCCTGCGACATCGACGATCTCCGCCACCTCGTCCGTCTCGTGGTTCCACGCATACGCGGGCTTGCCGGCAGCGATGAACCCACGGAGAAGCACCTCGGTCGCACTTCCGACCGTCGGCATATCGAGGTGTGCGACGGGGACGACGATGACCTGGAACAGCGGAGAGCCGTCCCATGTCTCTGCGACGGGAACATCGCGCACCCAGGTCTGCCAGCCGCCGAGGGCGCGGCTGCGCGTCAGGTAGTCGTCCCGGCCCGCCGTGACCGCAGCCTGCCAGCGCGCCGAGACGCGCGCGGCCCAGTCGTCGATGACCTCGTTCGGCGTGGCTTTGGCATGAGCGAAGAAGACGGACATGGCTACTTGCCTCGAAGCGAGGGCGCGCCGAACGATAGTCCGGCGAAGGGGGAGGGCGGGACGCGCACGGGGTGGCCGCAGTTCTCGCAGTTCACGACACGACCCCACGGGATGTTGTTGTCCGCCGCGATGACGCTCTCGTAGATCGGAGTGCGGCAGTTCGCACACTCGATGTTCACCGAGTGTGGAACGATGGTAGCAGTTCTCGTAGCACGGCTCACGGCGCGGCCTCCAGCGCGGCGACGAGGGCCTCGGCTTCGGTGGCGCCCGTGAATGGGCCGCTCCATCCGTGGCCAATCTTCGCCGCCTGCGCAGGCGGGGTCCGGCAGAGCACGAACCACGACGGGTCGCAGCGCACAAAGCACTGGTTGCTCCCCCACGCCTCCCGCACCAGCGCCAGCAGGCATCCCAGCGTGGCGGGGTCGGTGAGGTCGGGGAGGTACGGCCCCGGATAGACATGGTCGCCGTAGGGCGCGGGCTGCTGCCAGCCCCACGGCTCCGGCTCCTCCATATCGTCGGTGTCGCGGACATTCTCCCCGAACGCATGGACGCGCACGGGATAGCCGGGGTACTGGCCCACGGCGCGCATCCCGGGAAGCCACTTCCACCCCTTGCACGCGACGGCGCGGCGGGCGAGGTCGAGGTCGGCGGGGGTCATTCTTCCTCCTTGCGGCGGTGCTCGCCGCGCTCGATGCAGTCAGCGATCCATTGGTCGCGCGCGACCGGAACCTGATCCCCGAGGTCGCGCAGCCACGCCACCACGGCGGCGCGCTCCGCGTGTCCGCCCTCCTCGTAGGCGTGCTGGTTGTCCATCCGATGCTCGTCCAGTAGCATCTGCTGGTCCGCGACGACGGCGCGCAGGCGCTCCACCTCCGCGACGAGGGCGAGAGCCTCGGCGGGGTAGATCGACCACGGGTAGCCGTGTTCGGCGGCGCGGCGCAGGGTCGCGAGGGCGTAGGCAAGGCGGTCCTGTTCGTCGTTCATCGGCTCCTCCTGGCAATCTCAAAGTCGAGGTACTGCTTGGCCTTGCGGAGATCTTCGACGGCCTTGGCCGCGTCCTTCTTCCCGGCGCGCGAGATGTACTTCAGCGCGTTGCCAAGGTTGAACCCAAGGTCCCACGCTTCAATCACCTTGATGCACTCGTAGGGGTTGTTCTCCCCGCCGTAGTGGTCCGGGTGGTTGACCGCGTCACGCGCGGCGAGCTGCTTCAGTCCGTCGTCCATGAGACTCCCGAGGTGTTTCACTCAGGACCACTCTAACCGTACCTTACCGGAGCGTCAAGCCTCCTTGAGGTTTCGGCCGACGCTCGCCTCGGCGGTGAGCGGCACTTCCCAGCCAGGAACGCGCACCGTCATGCACTCCTCGACGCGCTTCCGATGGCGCTCCAGCTCGGCGGGGAGCGCCTCCCCCTTCGCGGGCTTCCACTTCTCCAGCCCCGGCGGAGCTTCGATCTCTACCGCGACGGAGTCGTGGCACTGGTGGATGAGGCCCGTCCGCGCGTCGAGGTTCCACGGGTAGGCAGCGATGAGCGCCTGCTCCGCAAGCCGCATCAGCGACGCCTCGGCGGCCAGGATGGGGAAGTTCACGACCTCGTTCTTCTTGCCGTCGGAGAGGCCACCCGAGCGCCGTCCCAGCACGGGCTCTTCCATGTAGCCCTGGTGCCGATACATCGAGAGCATCACCTCCCATGCGGCCATCCACTCCGGCTCGTTCTTGAGCCATGTCTCGTGGAAGTGGCGGACCTCTTTCGAGGTCATGTTGAGGTACGGCATCTCGCCGCCGTCCGACTCGGTTGACGTGAGCACTTGCCACACGGTCATCGGATCTGCCCAGTAAATACTGGCATATCTAAAAGTCTTCATGACATCGCGCATCGCCTTCGCCATGCCGCCGCCCGGCTTCTTGTAGACGCTAAAGCCGTCGGGGCCCCAGCCGTCCGCGTTCTTGAACTTGTCGCCGAACACCTGATACGCGAGCGTGTTGTGCGGATCCTTCCCCTCGCTGAAGCACTCCAGCAGGAGCGGGATGCGCCAGTAGTTCGCCGTGATGCGGAGATGCGCTTGGTCGAGGTCGGCGCCGACGAAGAGGTGGCCCGGCTGCGCTGCGAAGAGCGTCTTCAGCTTGCCCTGTCCCTTCCGTGAGCCGATGTTCTGAAGGTTCGGACCAGAGGAAGACAGCCGCCCCGGTGCCGTGACGTGGGCGTTCCAGGTGGAGCGCACGCGCCCGTCGGCGTGCCAGATGACGCCCTTCTTCGGGTCGTGCGCCGCGAGGTTCAGCGGTAGCAGCACGGTGCCGAGGATCTTGTTCTTCTCCCGGCGGTACAGCCGCAGCTCGCGGATGAACGCCTCCTGCTCCTTCGTCAGCCGGCCGCCGGCGAGGTGGCCGCGGAGCACCTTGTCCCCGGTGCCCGGCATCCCCGACATGGTGTAGAAGTCGCGCGCCTCCATGTTCGGCGGGATGCCGAGCTTCCACTCCTCGTAGAGCAGGTCGCGGATCTGGTCGGCGCTGCCCGGCTTCACGCCCTCGGTGTCGTCGCTCTCGTCGTTGGCGCCGGCGCTCTTGAGGTCGAGCCGACTGACGCCGACGGCACGCGCCAGCTCGGAGAGGTTCTTCTCGCGCTTCGCGACCGAGGCCCGCGTCTCCACCTCCATCTTGAAGCGTGCTTCCTGGTCGACGTACACGCCGATCTTGTGGAGGTTGACGCACATATCCTGCGTCGCGTGGTCGAGTTCGTGCAGGTCCCAGCGCCGGTTCTCCCAGCCGACGGGCCGCAGCGCCTCGGGCAGGTCGCGGAACGCGCCGACCTCTTCTGCGGCGTCCATCAACGGCACGACGATGCGCGCGTTCACCGACGAGTCGGTGCAGTTGTAGGCGAGGCGGTCCCAGTCGTCGACATTCCCGAACGCGAGGCTCTCGCCCTTCTCGGTCGTCTCCCAGCGGTCGACGTCGGTGAGGACCGAGCCCACCGTCTTCAGCCCCTTTGGCAGCTCGGGCGCCCTGAACCTTGCCGCGAAGAGCGTGTCGATGATCGGCATCGGGGTCACGCCGAGCCACTGCTCGACGACCTGTCGGTCGTAGTAGCCGGCGTTGTGGCCCACCTTGACCCTGCTCGTGTCGAGGAAGAAGCGCCGGAGGATGTCGAGGACGCGGGCCTCGTCGGCGGGATCGTAGTACCGGGTGAAGCCGTCGCCGCTCAGGATGTTGAGGCCCATCACCGCGCAGCGGACGGCCTCCTCCTGGCCGGGGCGCATGGCGCGCCCCTCGGCGTTGAGGTCGGGGTGCGCGATGGCGATGGAGCGCACCTTGCACACGAGCGACTCGATGCCGTCCGTCTCCAAGTCGTAGGCCCAGAAGGGCGCAGGGCGCGCCAGGAACGCTTCCAGCTCGTCCGGCGACGGGTTGAAGGTTCGGGTCGGCTCGGTCCACCGAAGCGCCCCAGAGAACCAGCGGAGGGCCTTCCCGAGGTCGGCGTGCAGGACGTGCCGCCACCCCGGAGCCTTCTGCACGAAGCCGGGGTGGAACATCGGGAACACCTTGCGGACCGCGCCGTCCGGCACGGCGTCGCCGGCGAGCGGCGTCTCCAGAAGCGCGCCGTAGTTCTCGTCGACCCACACCGGGCCGCCCCGCAGCGAGAAGATGGACTGCGCCTTTCCCGTCAGCGAGTTGGCGGCGACTCTGCCGAGAGAAAGGATGTTCTCGTAGTTGTTCGTCTCGGCCAGTAGACGTGGCCGACAGCACATGATAGGGTCGGGGAGGACGGGGAGCCCCTGCGCAAGAAGACGCCGGTTCTCCTTGTCGAGCGCCTTGTTGAGCTTCTCCCATGCGTTCGGCTGCGTGCCGGCGGAGCAGGCGACGACGTGCGTGAGGTCGATGTCCGTGCGGCGCTTGCCGAGCGCCAGCAGCGCGGCGTTCCATTCCTGCCCGGAGCGGCCCGACAACGGACGGCCGTTGTTGGCGTCTTCGGCGTGCGGCATCTCCGCCACCGCGAGGATGGTCGCGCCGGTGTGGCGCTCCGGCGGCACGGGCTGCCAGTAGCCCTCGCGGAACTTGCCCGAGGGGCCGAGCGGACACTCGTCGCAGCGTGCGCCACACTTCCGGGGATCGTAGGTCATCGCTGCGAGGCCCGCGGATAGAACACGGCGACCGCGCTCGGGAACGGCGCACCGTTCTTCGAGTCGCCGAACTTGATGCGCCCCCGGACGAAGGTCACCATCGCGTGCGGCAGGATGTAGTCATGCCACCACGCCGTGTCGGTCCGGGCCGGCAGGAGGCACACGACCGTCGCGCCGCGGAGGCTCTCGTTGTACGCCTTCTGGACCCATCGACGGATCTCGCGTCCGTAGGGTGGGTTCATCCAGCAGCGGTTCGGCGCCCAGTCCTGGTAGAGGCCGTTGTCGGCCTCGCTGAAGAACCGCCAGCACTTCGCGTTCGAGGCGTCGGCGCAGACATCCAGCTCGAAGTTGAAGACCGCGTCCCACTCAGCGAAGAACGCCTGCGGCGTGGCCCACTGGTCGGTGGCCGACGAGAACATGAGGTCGGTGTTCATGCGGTAGATGTATCTCTACCGCAGCGTCAACGCAAGACTACTCGGGAACAAGCTCCGACCAGTCCAACTTCACGCCCGGTTCGTACTTGTCGAAGTAGTCCACAAGTGCGCCGATGTCGCGGTACTTGAGGTTGGCCGGACCTACCACGAAGCGGTTGTCTTCCCATCGCCCGGCACCCCGGTCCTTGGCGTAGATGGACTCGACGCTGAACGTCGGATGGTTCGGCTTCTTGTATCGGTCGGTGCCGTGCCCGGCGTCCGGCACTTCGTTCGCCGCCCACGCCCCGCGCAGGTCGTAGTCTTCGAGGTCGCGGTCGATGCCGCGCTTGACGGCCCACGCGCGGAACTCTGACTCTTTCTCCGGCGCGAGCTTGGTGTCGTACTCGCCGATCTGGAACCACGGGCGCTCTGCGATCTGCTCTTGCTCGTTCGTCATTGAGCCGTAGCGCATCGAGGTCTGCGCGGGCGTGCCCGCAGTAGAGTTGAGCTTGGCCTTCTGCTCCGCCATGCCTTCGCGGCGGAGCTTCTCCTTCATCTCAGCGTAATCCGCCATCGCACACTCCTGGCGCAACCATACTTATCGTTGCGGGCCGCCGGTCACCCACGCGCGGCAGGTGCGGCTGGCGGCGCACTTGAAGTCGAACATCTCGCAGTAGCCCAGCTCCGAGGCGACCATCACGTCGTACTCGTCCCCGCCGTCCGACTCCATCCCCGTCTGGATGCACGCCTGCATCTCGGGCGAGACGACGAACACGCGGCAGTTGCCGCAGCGCATCGTCAGTGCCTGCTCGACGGGGACGCCCCACTCCGCTGCGATCTTCTCGAAGTAGCCGCCCGGCTGTTCGGGATTGGCGGGGCCGTACATCGCCGTCTCGATGGCGCGCTGCCGGTTCTTCAGGTTCAGCCCCACGTCCTGCGTCGCACGCGGACACGCATCCGCCGTGCGTGCCTTCTGCTTCGCGGCGTCCTTGAGCGCGTAGTACTCGGTCGGTGCGGCCACACTACTTCCTGTGTTTCTGGCTGTTGTCGACGCGCGGTGCGCTTCAAAGAAGCCGCCCGCGAGGTCGCGTAGCGTCAGCTACTTGGTGAACCGCGCTCCGCCCAGCGCTTCCAGCATCGGAAGCGCCTTCTCGCCTTCCCGCTCAATAGCGGTGTTGACGAACCGTCGGGCGTCCGACGCATCCATGCCATTCTTCACGAGCGCCGCTACGGCGTCCGCCCGCGCGCTCGCGGTGCGCTGCGAGAACGCCATCCGGCGCTCTTCATCGGCGAGGAAGTTTTCCACGGCGCCGCCGACCGTTGCCCGGATGTTCGCACGGGTCCCGAACTCAGACGCAGGATCGCGCCGCGCCGGGGGCGGGGAAGCCGCGGTTGCCTGCGGAGCGGCGGTCTGGGGGGCCACCTTGGGCGCGGGCGCCGGCTGGGTCATGGGCGGCTCGATCTCCATGCCCTCGACGCCACCGGGAGTGACCGTCGCCTTGGGGCCGGCCTTCTTGGGCGCCTTCGCCTGCGCCAGCCGCTGGGCGACAGGCGCGGGGATGCTCGACACCTTGTCCTGCTTGCCAGCCAGCTCCGTGGCGATGAAGTCGTAGAAGGGGCTGTCCACATCCACGACGGTCCCGATGCCTCGGGCGTTGGGCGAGTTGGCGATGGTGACCTCGCCCTGCGGACCCACGATGTACTCGTACCCGCCGACGCCTTGGTAGAAGCCCGCCTTCAACGACTTCGCCGGAGCCGGCGTCACCGTGGCGTCCACGATGGGTTCACGCGACTCTGCGTACGACGGGGTGCCCGGGCCAGCGCCACCGGCCATCTCGCGGAACCGCGCTCCGGCCTCGTTCTGGCCCTCGCGGCGCAGAGCGTCCTTGGTACTGTAGTAGTCGGCGGCCATCGTATACCTCTCGTCACGCCGACTATATCAAAGCGCGAACGCCCTGCCAAGTACAAGACTTGACAGGGCGATGCTGCAAGTGGATACGCCACCTCGTCCCGATTCAGCGAGCCGATTCGCGCCTCGGTCCCACGGCGCGGGCTCCGCTCCGCCTTAGCGCGCGACGCTCACCGCGGGGGGCGGCGGGAGGCGCAGGCCGCCGGCGGGAGCCGGGGCCACAGGCTGGACCGGCGCGCCGACGGCGGCGGAGGGCGCCGCGGGGATGGCGCCGACGGCCGGCGGGGCGGAGGCGCGAGACGCGCCGCCTTCGACGCGCGCGGACGGCACGACACCCGACGCCTTGGCCTTCTCGTACTGCTCCTTGGTGAGGAACTTGTTGATGCGGGCGTAGGAGCCCTGCACGCCCTGCTGGCCGGGGACGAACTCGACGAACGCCTTGCGGCCGCCGTTGGTAGTCGTCACGAACCACGCATCGCTGATCTCGTTGTTCTCGATCTCCTCGTTGGAGAAGCCGAACGAGGCGAGGATGGTCTTGAGCGCGGCGATGCGGCCCTTGAAGCTCTTCTCGGGGAGGCCCTCGACCGGGAGGTGGACGAACTCGAACATCTTGAAGCCGTTCGAGAACTCGACGTGGAAGCGGCGGGCGTCCGCCTTGTCGCCGGCCTTCTGCTCGACCTGGAGGCCGGCGACCTCGTAGTAGCCGGCCTCGGGCTGAGAGGAGCCGAGGGTGGACACGCCCTTGAAGTGGGCGCCGTTGATCGCGAAAGACATGATGAACTCCGTCGTACTGGTGGTGATGGTCAGTTGTTCGTGGTCGCCGAGGACGAGCTACCGGAGGGGACAGGCACAGGCACGCCGTTCCCCTTCTTCGGCTCTTCCTTGGACGCGAGGTCGAAGAGGTTCCTCGCCTTGCGCTTCTGGAACGTAGCGCGAGCGATACCGTCCTGGCAAGCCCACCGAAGATGAATCTGCGGCGTACCCGACGAGAACAGAGGATTCGACTGGGAAACTTTCTTCAGCGAGCCGTTGATGTCTCCCGTCTCGACGATGAGCGCGGCCAGCTCGTCCGCCAGATCGTCCTGCCACTCCAGCCCCGGCACGCGCGCGAGCGCGTATCCGCCAGCCGAAGCCCGGAGGATCTCGCGGAGGTTGCCCGGCGTCTTCGCCCAGCACACGCCCGTCCGGTCGCCCGTCACCCACTCGGGGTTCGTGGGGTCGCAGAAGTAGACGCCCGGAAACCAGGGATCCGGGTAGGTCGAGTCGACCATCGCGCGCACGTTGATGTCGCACCAGCTGGGGAGCGTCTCCACCTGATTGCGGCTCGGCACGTTCGGGCCGCCGGGGCAGAAGAACCCGTCGGCGTTCGTGCCGGGCATACGCTCGTGGAAGGTGAACGCGAGGTGGACACCCATGTGGCGGGAGAGGCCCGACAGCATGAGCAGGTACTTGTTGAGCTGCTGGAAGGCGTAGAACTTGTCCTTCTTGCCGCTCTTCCCCGCCGGCGCCTCCTCGTTCCAGGCCATCATGCTGCGGTCGCAGATGTGGCTGGCGTCGTCGATGACGATGGCTCCGTACTGCTTCGCCATGCCGGTGCGGCTGACGTAGTCGAGCAGCGCGACCAGCTCGGGCAGCGTCTGCGGGGGCTCGGGGTGGACCGCCGGGGTGAAGCCCAGCTCGTTCTGCGCGACGAGCGTGATGGCGCTCGGCACCCCGATGCACAAGGCAGTCGGGAACGCGGCGAGGACATCGCTCGTCTTCTTCTTCTTGGGTTTGCCATAGACCGTCACCATGACGGTCGGATTGTCGGACATATGGTGGTACTCCGGTCCTGGTTCGACCCCCGTGCGCGGACCGCGACGCGCGAGGGCCGCCCCCTCACGCCCGAGGGCCGAGGGAGCAAAGGTCGAGCCCTGCGCAGGGGCCGTAGCGCCCGTAGCAGGACAGTTCGTTCTGGGCTTTGGGCCACTCCCAGGGATCGACCGTCAGGTCGAGCTGGGCGATCTGATGCTCCGCCCACCATAGCCACTTCGCGAAGTGTGCGTCACGGTGCGGCGTCGCCGGGACCTGCTCGCGTGCGACCATGCCCGGCTGCGTCGAGCTGATGAGGTTCAGCGTCAGCCCGCCGAACGACTCGCCGTAGAGCTGCCGGCCCATGATGCGGAACGCGGCGAAGCCGCCGTCGATGGCGTAGGCCGCGGCGCTGCTCTTCGCGTTCACCGAAGCCTGATGTTTGTGGTCCCAAATGTAGTAGCGTCCTGACTTATCGCGCGTTACGAGGTCAAAGCGGCGAGTGAGCGTGATGGGACGCCCGTGCTCTTTGTGGTCAGGGGCATGAAGCGGCGTCACCTCGATGACTGCACCATCTAGGCTCCGCCACTCGCCGCCCACCTCCTCGCCGACCCACAGACCCCACTCCTCGCGCAGCTTGCCGAGGACCGCCGTGACCGGGGCCTCGACCGCGATGACATCTCCGGGGGGCTCAGGGAACCGCGCGAGGTAGGCGTGGAAGACCTTGATCATCTGGGGTAGCAGGTTGTGGCTGCCGTACTTGTCGCACCACGCCTTCGCGGCGTCCTCAGGCTCCATGAACACGGATGGGTCGTGGTGCATCGTCTCGTCCACGACGACGCCCTGCGGCTGGGCCGCACCCCACAGCGCGTGGAGGTGGGCCTGGAGCGTGTGGCCGATGGACCCCTTCGCCAGCGCCTCCGCCGGGGGCGCGATGTCGGGCGCGACGCCGTTGTCGTCCGCGAGGCGCTCGCCGCGGTAGAGGTAGGCGAAGAGCTGGGGGCACTTCGCGAAGTTGCCGACGCGGCTCCAGCCACGGCTCGACTTGCCGGCGTCGATGAGCATCTTGGTCATGGCGCTCCTCTATACCCATAGGTACGGACGCGCCACCGACAGGCGCACTATTCTTCCTCGTCCACGACGAACAGCTTCGAGACGACATCGTCCATGAGGGCCCCGCGGTCCTCCATCCCGAGCAGCTTCTCGCCCATGCCGTCCAGCTCGTCCGCCGCGAGGAACTGCTCGATGGGGCCGAACTTGTCGGTCAGGATCTCGACGACGCGCTCGTCGTAGGTCGCCGACGCGACGACGACCTTCAGCAGCGTAGCCCGCCCGCCATGACGGTCGAACCGGCCACGCCACTGAAGGAAGTCGCCGGGCTTCCAGGGGAGCATGGCGAAGATGGCGAGGTCTGCTGTCTGCATGCCATCGACCGCAATCCCGAACGCCTGACCCGTGCCGACGAGGCAGCAGGGACCCGTGCTGTTTCGGAACCCGTCGATCATGTCGTTGCGCTCGGACTCGCTTACGCCGCCGTGCCCAACCCAGACCGTCGCGTTCTTCGCCTCGTCGCCGGAGGAGACGGCCTTTCGGATCGCCTCTCCCCAGCGCTCGGCTTCCCGGCGGCGCGCCGTGAACACGATGACCTTGCCGCCGCCCTTCAGCCCCTCAAGGGCCTCCGCGACGACATAGCCACGCTTCCGCGAACACGCCTCCGCAAGACGCGCCTCGATGAGGCGTTCTCGCGCCGGCACATCTTCATATTCTCCGCGGGCCTGCCGTGCAAGCTGTTTGATGGCTTGATCGAAGGTTTGTGCGTCGTCGTAGCGCTCGGCCTTCTCCTGCGCCGTGACGGGCAGGTAGACGACCTGGATGCGCGTCGGCGGCAGGCTGGCGTGGCTCTCGGTGTACGGCACCTCGTGCGTGAAGAAGGAGCAGCGGGCGCGCAGCTCGTCGATGTTGCTGCTGCCCTTGTCGTCCATGCCGCCGTAGGGGTTCGACACCGCGTCGCAGTACCGCTCTGCGAAGCGCCGGTAGCTGTGCGCGAACCCGCCCGGCGTGAGCAGGTCGAGCTGCGACCAGAGGCGCCGCGGGCGCCCGTCGTCGAGCGGGGTGGCGGTGAGGCCCACGCGGAGCTTGAGGCTCGGCAGGCGGCTCACATCCATGATGGCGACGGACCACGCATCCCGGTCGCCGCTGGCGGTCTGCCGGCGGTGGAAGCTCGTCGAGCCATCGGACTGCTGCACGGCCTTCCAGCGTTTCGACTGCCCGTGGATATGCAGCTCGTCGAGGATGAGGACCGACGGTTCGAGCCGCTTGATGAACTCGATGTTGTCGTTGAGGCTCTCGGCCCCCACCACGACGAAGCGGCGCTGTCCCGTCGTCGCACAATGCTCGACATACTGGTCCCAAGTCATGTCGGACTTGCGACGCTCGCTGTCAGGAAGCAGCCGCCAAGGCAGAAGATTCGTGTACTGCTGAGTTTGTGTCCACCAGACATGGCGCGCCTTGGCCGGACAGATTACGAGGACGGTGCCCGTTCGTGTGAGTGAGTCAATCAGAGCGCCGACGGTCTTGCCGCTGCCGCATGGCCAGATGTTCATCGTCCAAGGCCGGGAATCCGTCCATGCCGCGCTGCGCTTCTGGTAGGGCGTCGCCATCTGGGCGACATGCGGCTTCAGCTCGCCGCGCGCGACCTGCGCGTTGAGGAGGGCCTCTCCGATTCCGGCCATGCGGTCCAGGGCCCCGGCGTCCTGCGGCCACGGGCCGATACAGTCCGCGTCGCCGTGGGCGCGTGTCGTCCAGCCCTGAACGCCCCAGCCGCTGAGGAAGTGTTCGACGACGAACGCCGCGTGGACCGGGGCGTAGATGTCGATGTGCGACGGCTCTCCGTCCGTCGGCCACTCGCTCTTCGAGAGGCGGTACTTCTTGCGGCCACGCACGGCCCACGCGAGAACGCCAGGGATGTGCTGCTCCAGCGCGAGAGCATAGGCGGCGTGCTGCGCGTCGTGCAGCTTGTAGAGGTAGTGGGGCTGGTCCCACATGAGGGTCTCCTGTTGGCGCTCAGGGTATAGCGGAGCGATACCGCAGCGTCAAGGGTACTTGACGAGATGGTATCTCTCCGATAGTCTCTGTCGAGGCGCTCGTGCGCCAGGAGGTTCTCATGGCGCCTGAGCCCGTCATCAATCCGCAGACCGATCCGTTCCTCAAGTTCGTCGAGACCCATCGCAAGGCCCGCCACTGGAGCTTCGCCGAGCTGGCCCGCCGCGGGGGCCTCACGCAGCCCGAGGTGTCGCGCGTCATCAACGGCGTGCGGATGCCGACCCTGCGCCATGTGCGCGGGTTCGCCTTAGCCTTCGCGAGCGCCCCGAACACCAATGCCCCCGAGCCCGAGACGCCGGCGGAGTGGGTTGCCCTGCTGGTCAACCTCGCCGAGGACGCGCGCATCGGCGTGCGCACGAAGGATGCGTGACATGGGGCGGAACAAGACTATCGACCGGTTCGCCGAGGAGAACGAGGTCGCCGTTCTACGGATCGAGCCTGCGGAAGTCTACGATCCTGCCGTCATCGCCATCGCAGAGCGGGGCGGCGAGCACTTCTTGGTGTATGACCGAGATGCCGTCATCGCACAGGCCGTCGCGCACGAGGGCATGGACTACGAGACCGCAGTCGAGTGGCACGAGTTCAACACCTTCTGCGCGTGGCTCGGCAGCGGCACACCCGCCTTTGCGACGACTACTTCTTCGGGCTGACGTGTTCGGGGAGCTTCGCGCCCTTCGGCGTCTTCTCCGCGAGCTTCTTCGCTACCTCGGGCGCCACCGCGTAGAGGTAGCGACGCTGCGCGTCAGACTTGAGCGGCATGGCTACTCCTTGCATCCCTTGAGATTGTCCACCATGAGCTGCTCGACAGCCCGGCATTCGGGCCGCTGCGCGCTCGACTGCCCGAACTGAAGGCAGGTCGCCCACTGGCACTGCACCGAGGTCGGGTCGCCGCCCATGTCCTTGCGGCACTGCACGGGGACCTCGGCGAGCGTCGCCTTCAGCTCGGCGTCGATGACGATGGGCTGGTTGATTTCCGCGAGAAGCTCGGCCTGCCCTTCCTGAAGCGCCTCGATGGCGCCGGCCTGGGCCTGAAGCGCCTTCGAGGCGTCATCGGGCTTCAAGCCCCACCCAGCCCCAAAGCCCGCGGCGAGCGCGGCGACGACGGCGATGACGACGGCGGTGACGGGATCCATGTCAGATGTCCTCTATCCAGGTGATCGACGCGGAGATGTCGCTGGCGTTGGCGCTGTACGCCGTGATCGTGATCTCATCGCCCGCCTGCATGAACAGCGAGAGATCCGTCACCGACTCGGTGGCGTTTCCGGTCTTCTGCACCGAGAAGGCATAGACCTGCGCTCCCGTGCCGATGACGAAGGCCGTCGCAGCAGAGTCGTAGTCCGCGGCGCTGAGGTTGCCGTTGACCCGCGCGAACTGCGGTGCCGTCAGCGTGCCGTTCTTATAGACCTTGAAGTCCACGTTCTTCGTACCGTCGCACGCGACGGAGAACCGGTCGATCTGAAGCTGCGCCGTGGAGACTCGGTTCTGGTGGACAGTGCTGGCCCGCAGCGTCAGCACGGGCGTCTCGACGCCGGCACCGATGCTCTTCGACGCGGTCGACGCGAACTGCGCGCCGAGGAACGTCACGGCGCCCTCTACGAACGCGCCGCCGCTGGCTCCGTGCATCGTCTTTGAGATGCCGGTGCCCGTGTTCCGGCTCTCCCAGGTGAGGTAAAGGTTCGGGTTTCGCAGGTTCGTGCTGGTCCGCGTCCCGGCGTTCCGCACCGTATGTACCAGAACCAGCCGCCCGGTGGAGCCGTCCTCGATGTAGAAGAAGGCGTCCCCGTACCCGAGGTACTGGAACTGCACGCCGTAGACGTTCCCCTTCGTCGGGTCGAACGTGAGCGGCGTCCCGTTCCAGGTGCTCTGGGCGATGAGCTGCTCGGTCGCCACCACACCGGTCGTCAGGATGGCGAACGCGCCCACGGCGCCACTCGTCCCCGGCGCGAAGGTGGATGCCCCCGCCGGGCCCGGCAGGCGGCGGGTGAAGTAGACGACATTCGCGATGGCGATGGCGTCCCATCCGCCGGCCGCCTGCGAGTAGTCGGCCGCTGCGATCTCAGCCGCCGTGACGCTGGTGTTCGCGCCGTTCGTCACCGGCACGACGACCGGCGTACCCGCGTCGAGCGTCACCGTCACGTTCGTCGCGGTGCTCGCCTTCGTCGTGATCGTCAGCGTCTGCACTTCGACGGTCGCGGCCTCCGTGTAGAGGATGCCGAACGAGGTGCCGTTGTAGCCGAACTGGTAGCCCGCCTCGATGTTGTAGAGGCCCGCCATCTGCCGGTTGCCCGCCGAGCCCGCCGAGAAGCGCGCCGTCCAGCGGGCCAGCGTGGCCTGCCCGGCGCGGTACTTTGCCACTTTCTTGCTGACGAGCCGCGCGTAGCCGTCAGCCGCCGTACCGCTCGCCAGCGTGGCCTCACCGTTGACCGCCGTCACCGACGCCCCCGCGCCGTAGGTGTACGAGGTCAGCAGCAGCGGGTTCAGTCCGTAGACGAAGGCGACCTGTCCGGTCGGAGACGGAGACGCCGTCTGTACCTCTCCGAACCCGGAGAGCGGCCCCGTCAGCGCAACGCCGGGAGAGCCTCGCGGAACAGGGTAGAGCGTCTGGCCTGTCGTCATCACTTCGCCGGGAGTGCGTGCAGCTTAGCGTAAATCTGCGTGTCCTGGTTCGCAAGGATGCCGGGGACACGCGCAATATCGACACCGAGCGCCAGCGCCAGCGCTTGGTGCGTCTTCGCGCCGGCGAGTCCGTCGATCTTCCCGATGTCGTACCCGGCGCGCGACAGAAGCGCCTGAAGGACCGCCGCGTAGCTCACAAGGTCGCCGTGGCCGACCAGGATAGCGCCGCAAAGCGCCCACTGCTCGTAGCCGAGGCGGTCCATGACGCCCTTCAGCTCGCCGGGAAAGTCGAAGTGCCACGCTTCCTTGGCCCCTTCGTCGGCCTCGCGGATGATCGGCTTCCAGCCCAGCGGCAGCGCGCACTCCCACAGCACGTCGAGCTGCTTGTTCGCAGGCACACCGGGGAACCTCAGCTCCGACAGGTGGACGTCGATGCTGCGTCCGGCGTTGTGCCCGCTCCTGCCCGGAGCGGCGACGAAGGCGGCCTTCATGGTCTTGGCGTCGAAGGCGGCCGTGCCCGGCGCCGGCTTGCCCGCCCGAACCCACAGGTCGTACTTCGCGCGGGCCGCCTGCTGCACGGCCACGTCACGGTGGCACTCGGTGACCCGGAAGTCGCCGCCTCGCGCCGCCACGGCGTCGGAGAGCGCCTTGAGAGCAGGCGCCATCTCCGGCGCTGCGACCCCGGCCTTGCCCAGCTTGGCGAGCGGCGTGAGCGTGGCGCGAGGCCCGCCCGTTCCCCCGCTCTTCTGGTACGAGGAGGCGATGGAGAGGTCCACCGGGACGAGGGCGACGGGGGCGCTCATTCGGACGCTCCAGAGGAGGGAGGAGAGGCGCTCGCCTTCGTTCCGAAGTAGAACGCGAACACCATGAGGCAGATGTCCTTGATGAACCCAAGGATGATCGTGTGCTCGTCGTCCGACAGCAACGAGGTGTCCGGGCCCGCGATGAGGAGGTCCGCGATATAGGCTCCGACCACGAGCGCCACGAGCGACACGACGAAGCGCGTCAGCAGCTCGTGCTCGTTCCTCGCCAGCGTATAGATGCGGTAGATGGCGAACTGGACGCCCCCGACAATCCCGATGCCGAGAACGATGGCGAGGATCGTGGTGTTCGTCTGGTCGTACAGGCTCGGGTACTTCCGCTCGACGAAGGGGGCCGGGGCGACCAGCGTTTCAAGCCGCTCCGAGGCCTCGGTGCTCGCCTCGGGGATCGAAGGCTCGCGCGGAGCCTCCGCTTCTTCGGGCGCGCTCGTGTCGGCTCCGGGGGTCATCCGTTCGTCCCTTCCTGCATCGCCTTCACGGTCTTCTGGAGCCGCTTGAGCTGCCGCTCCATGTCTTCCGCGTCGAAGTCGGGGGACATGGAGGTGGTCTTCTTCTCGACCGCGCCGAGCCGGCCCTTGAGGTCGGTGATCTCGGCCTCCAGCTTCAGAGTCGCGGCCTGACAGGGCGGCGGCTGCGCGCCGTTGAGCCCCTGCGCCTGCGCCTTCAACTCCAGCTCCTTGACGGCGAGCGCGTGCCGCTGCTGGCTGCGCTCGCTGTAGTAGTCCCATGCCTTCTTCCCGCCGAGGACAGCGATTGCAGCGAGGATCACGGCGAGGATCGCGGCGTAGTCCCCTCCGATCTTCGCAGCAGCATCGGCCGCGGTTGCGACAGCCGCGCTCGCGTCCGGCGCCTCCGTCGTGGCGGCAACGGCCTCGGGGGTGGCCGGAAGCTCGACATCAGCGGGCGCCTCGGGGAGGGCCACCTCGGAAGGGACGGCCTCGGGAGCGGCGGGTTCGGGCTGCATGACAGGCTCCATCGTCTTCTCACCATAGTGGAACCGGAAACCGGAACCGAGTTGAAAGCTTATTTCTTGGCTCGCGCAGATCTCACCGTTCGGATGGCGTACCCACCCGTTGCCCAGGAGTGCGCCAACCTCATCGGCGTGGAAGACGCAGCGATTAGGGTCCACTCGGAACGCCGGCCGTCACGATCGGCACGACGCGGGCCGCAGCGCCGGGGTCGATCCCCTTCGACAATGCCACGAGTCCGATGAGGAAGACCACCACCGCGATGAAGTGCCACCGGAAGATGCGAAGTTCCTTGATGACATCACGGTGCGTCGCCTGGAGCGTCTCCACGAGGGCCTTCTCCAGCGGGCTCAGGGTGTCGAAGTGGTTGGGGGCCATGCTCAAGCACACAGCACGGCGTCGAGGTACTCGCCCGTCGAGGTCGCGACGACCACGAGGTTCTCTTCCCCCGGCAACGCGGGCTGCACGTCGCCGGCCGGGAACATCCCCTGCGCGACGAGATAGTCCGACCACGGGGAGGAAACCCGCACCTCCACGATGGTGTACCCTTCCGCCTGCACGTCGAGGAGCCAGTTCGCGAGTTCCTGCATGATGTCTCCGTCAGTGCAGAAGGATGAACGACGAGCCCGCGACCGTGGCCTGCCCGGAGATGATGTAGCCGACCGTGTTGGCCCCATCGACCTGCCGCTGGCCGAGCGTGGCGTTGGAGCAGTACGCGATTCCGCGCAAGGACCCCAACACGTTGTCCGAGGGCGCCGCTGCCGACGAGTTGACCGGGATGCTGCCCGCACGCCCGTAGCGTCCAGACCGCGTGCGGAAGTAGGTCGTGCTCGGAATGGCGAGGCCGTAGAACAGGTTGCGGTAGCCCGTCAACAGCGTGCCCGTGCCAGGGACGAACACACCGCAGTGAGCCGCGTTCGGTGCGACGGCGTGGTTGAACGCGGTGCGGTTCGCCCCGCCTTGCTGGAGGTTCGTGTCGGCCGTGCCGCCGCTGCCCGTCGTCCACACCCCGTAGAGGCGACCGTCGCTCTCGGCGTCCAGCGCGTCGGTGCTCTCGGGGTCGATGAGCGCGCCCGCGCCGCACTGGTAGGTGGCCGCGCCCGTCGAGGTGCGGAACACCACCCAGATGCCCTCGGTACACTCGTACAAATCCACCGAGCCGACACCCGCGCTGATCGTCCACGCGCGCCAGTACCCGAAGAACGAGCCCGTCGTGAACGGAAGCGCGGCGTTCCACGAAGCGAACGCGCCAGAGTTCTTGTTGAGGGAGATGAAGATGTTGTCGGCCGC